TGTTTCTTGCGACGATCGATCAGCCCGCGTGGGCCGGTAGGACTTCTGGGAAAAACCACAGCCTTCTGCCAAGACCTGACAGCCTGAGCATAAGTCTGGATACGATTGAAGTTGCAGCGAATGGACCAAGCCATGGTAAGTCACTCCTTGGGTTAAGTAAGTTGAAAAGTGCTGGCGCCGTGGACCACTACACCACGGACTTACGACTCTTTATAGTGCTTCCGCCAGCTAGAGTTAGATTGTACTGGACAGCAAGATGCGGCACAGCACTACGTGATGTTGCTCCTCCTTGAGGACGACCTGCGCCGGGCTGGGCCAGCCTTCAGGGATGACCTTGAGGATCGCGTCGATCGTGGTCATGGGCGACGGGATCATCACCCGGTCGTCCATCCACCACGGTCGCTGGATGCCGGTCTGAATCCCTTCCGTCTCCAGCAACCGAGTCAACCTTGTCTCGATGCGGCGCGAGCGCTGGAGAATCTCCAGCAGGTTTGCCCGGTCACCAGCTGAGAACGATGGTCCTCCAATGCCGGGCTGTGTGAGTAGTTTTTCTTTAAGCGACATGCTCAGTACTCCTTTGATGACGTGCACCCCGCACGGGGTGCGGGGCGCAATGGTAGTTATCCTTTCATGTGTTCGTCGATGCTCTCCCTGATCTCCCTGGCTTCCTTCGCAGCGGCGGCACGCAAGTCACCGCCCTTACGTAGATCGTCGGGCTGGTAGGACCCGATCGTATTCATGATCCGCTGACGTATCGCCTTGAGTTTCGGATCACCCGTAACGTTAAGGCCCGGCAGGATGTTCATCAAGTCGACGAGGTTGTTCACGGTGGAGTCCCTGAAGATCGCCTCGTCGTCGTCCATCTTCTCGATGTAGTGTTCGAGCAACTCAGCGATGCGCAGCCACACGTCCTGCATGGCATCGCCAAGCCGACGATTGATAGACTCCTCCATCGTTTGTTTAAGTTGGTTCAACTCCTTCTCAGGCAAGGCGATGCGGAAATCTTCCGGCTCGGTGATGCCATCGATATCCAGGTCGACCCTGAACTTCTTGCGAAGCTCTTCGGGCGGCGGATAGTCCGTGTCGTTGAACAGATCACCCAAGCGGAAGGCAGCCTGATCCCGCACCGGCGGATACCTGACCGTGATGAACTCTTCGACAGCGTCATTGTACTGCCGTTCGAGTTCACCAAATCCTGACATGAACAACTCGAAGATGTTCCGCGTCATGATCCGCGGGCCCTTGTCGGACCACGGCAGGGTGTGCTTATCCCTGTGCGCCTTCAGCGCATTGTACGCCGTCGTGATGTCGGCGAGTGCCTCCTTGGGTACGACGCGCTTGGAGACGATTGCGCTGCCAGCTTGGGCGTTGGCTTCCCGAATCAGTTTGTTGCTGGCTTTCTGGTCGGTCTTGTAGCCGTTGTACCGGGATATGCGGACATCGACTATCATGCACTTTGTTGCGAGACTCATTTTCAGCTCCTCTGTTTTCAGTCAGTGAAAGTCACTCGTAGATTGTCTATGCCACTTCTTGTAGCACCAGTCCAGTAGAAGGAATGGTGCAGTGATTGGGAATAGCATAGAGAACCCCACTCTTTGGAAACCACAGTTAAGTAGGAAGATCGCAGCAGCGATCCACATCACGAGGAAGAGCATGTTCAGTCACTCCTCTTCCAATCACGCGGCAAGAAGCCACCGCGTGACAGCCACTGGTCCAACGCTTCGAATGCGTTAACCAATTCATCGAACGCAACGAGATCGTGGTCACCACGTTCGCCGTGCGCCCAATGCTCGCATGCTGCGCGAGCATCCTTAAGAGCTTGTTCAGGGTCCATGTTCAGTTACTCCTGTAGGTTGGACAGCCGGGTAACGGCACGATGGGACAATTCGCCTGCCCGTGTCCCCTGTCGTAGCTGATAGCCGCTAGCGCGAGGATCAGAACGGCAACAGCAACGCTGATAATCGTCCTCATCACTGTACCTCGATCCGTACTGTGCCAGCCCAATCCGGACACGGCGCATCAGTCGTGCACCCGATGATCAACGGGAACGGCGTCTCGATCTCGGGCCATGGCGTGTACCCGTCAGTGAGAAGCAGCACCACCTCCGGCGAGTACTGCTCCGCGAACACCAACGGCTTGCGCATGTCGGTGCCGCCGCCGCCCTTAGGATGCAGCACCACCTCCGCGCCGTCCTCGAAGACGTCGATGTTCTGCATGTCCTTGTCATCGGCCCACACCACGCGCACAGTCATCGGCTTGATGACGGTGACGATGTGGTTGACGGCGACCGCGACACGCTCGAACACTGACTTGGAGAACATCGAACCCGACGAGTCGGCAACGATGGTCATCTCATCCATGCCGTTGCTCTTATGCGATGGCAGGATTGCGTCGTGGTACCGGCGGTTACGCCGGGACCAGTTCTCGTCCTGGTTCACACAAGCTGTCATGTAGTCTATGAGAACCTGCTCCCATGGCACCGGGTCCTCGTAGGTCCCGGCGACGATCGCTTCAAGTTCGCCCGGCATGACGCCGTGCTGCTTGGCAATGGCGGTTGCCCGCGCGATCACCTTGCTGATCGCGTGGTCGATCGCTGCAGCCTGCTCAGCTGTGGCAACAGGCACCGGACGCAGATCGCCGCCCAGACCGCCTTGCTCAGGCGCAGGCTTTGTCCCCGGCTGGGGCTGAGGCTGTCCCTGTCCCTGACCTTGGCCCTGACCCGGAGGGCCCTTGCCTTTGCCTTTGCCTCCCTGCTGCTCCTTCTCTCGCAGCGCATAGATTTGCTCCGCGGTCATGCCGTCATACGTGGGGTCGATCAGTGCGTACTGCCAAATGCTGAAGCCCAGCTTCTTGAGCATGATGTTGATGGCGTAGTCGCACGCCTTGTTCCATCTGCCCGGATCACGGGAGCCACGGCGCAGCCCGTGCTTGAGCAGGATGTGCATCAGCTCGTGGATGATCACGAACTTGGCAGTCGGTACGTCCAGCCCTTCGATGAACTCCGGGTTGTACCCGATCACGACCATGTCGGTCCAAGCGGTGTCGCATGTTGGGTCTTCGACGAATCTGGTTTGCAGCAACGCTGACGCAAAGAACATCAGCGCCTTGACCTTGACGAGACCGGCACGTGCCGTCTCGAAAGTAGAAAGTTGTTTTTGATGTCGTGCCATAAGTAAATCCTCCGTCTGGTGTTACACGATGTAACACCCTATGAGTGAGTGTATCCGTCCGTCTCAATGCCCAGCCACATCCCGGCCCACGGCACCATGACGCAGTCATCGCCGAAGAACGGCTGCACCGTCTTGCGAAAGCGGCGCCACTGTAGTGATGGCACCTTGACGATCTCCAGCGTGCTCCACTCGCCGCAATGCGGACAGCGTACGCCACCGTGGCGCGTGGTGACCGTGATCCAGCCGGGGAAATCCCGCTGGAAGATACGAAACAAAGCTTCACGTTGTTTACGAGTTGTCTTAACCATGGTCAGTCCCTCTGTTGTGTCAGTGCAAATTCAAGTGCGTAACCCCAGTACCGGGCATCGTTCTCTTGCCCGGTTACCTTGTTGATGCGAGGCAAGGCAGGCTCGACGATCTGCTCGACGACACGCTTGTTGAATTCGCCGGGCTTACACTTACTGTACAACTTAGTCGCGGCCTTCAACTCAGCAGCGGTGAACAGTTCGCCGATAGAGATTTGTTTAGTCACGGTCTACCCTCCAACATTTTTTTCAGTTCCGTCTTGATGTACTCAAGGTCCTCAACACGCAGCTCGCCGCGGACCTCTCGTTGGTCGATGGATCGTTGCAACAGCACGAACGTCGTTAGCTGGTGCGTACGCAGAATGATTTGCTGGTCGATCAGACGCTTTATCCGATCGACCTTGTGACGACGTACCCAGCCAATCATTCGTAATCCTCCTCATCCTCACCACGGCAGGCAGGGCAAGCCCAGGTCTCCAAGCCGCAGGTCGTCCAGCATTGCGTCAGCGTGCGATTGCGCTTGCCGCAACAATCGCACTCGCGTTCGTCGTCCGGACACATGAGCTTCCAATCATCGTATGTCATGTGTCATTCCTCCTCGACAGGTTCGTCGGTCCAGTAGTCCGAGTCCATGAAGATGTCGGGTCGGAAGCCTGCACGCTTGGCGTCCTCACACTTGTCGCAGACGAACGTGCAGAAGATGCCGCGAGCATCTTTCAGCTCGCGACGCGGCTCACCTGAACCGCAGGGGCAAAGTCTCATGGTTAGTCTCCTGTTCAGTTAGAGGTGTAGACTTCGCGATACCGCTTCACGTAGTCCATGTACGCATCGGCATCGAACAACGTCGCATCGCGCGCCGTCGCCAGCTGCCACGCCATGACGACGAACTCCGCGGTGAAGCGCTTCAGGTAGGTGTGAAGCGCATCCACGTTGCCCGTTGTCATCTTCTCGGACACCATCATGGCCGTTGCGTACTTGATCGAGAGTTCTTCGGGTACGGGATACGTATCCGGGTCCTTCTTGATCCTGTCGATGTTCGGCAGGCTCTGCCAGACATCGACGTAAGCCAGAAACTGCACCGCCGGCCCTTCGCCGATGGCGCCGATCATGGCAGCCTCCTTGATCACCGGGTCCAGCCGCTTGTCCTGCCACAGTTCGGCGGCGGAGAACCATGTGCGTGGCGTGGCCACGATGGCTTGCGTCTTCTTCGGATCGTAGGTGTTCACGAGATCGGCGCAGAAATTCCAGAACGCCATGAACACCGATGGCACGCCTTGGCTCTGCGCGTAGACGCAGAAGTCCTCCAGCATATTGATTGCTTCGAAGTGAAGCAGACGGTTGTTGAGGGGCATGGGTAGCTTCTTCGCCAATGCCTGATCGTCCAGAAGATTGCCAGCGAGCAGCATCCGGACGTTCGGCTTCAAGACATGCTCACCAACGCAACGATTCAACACGAGTTGCTGCATGACGGCGAACACATCATTCTTGGCGTCGGGTGCTTCGTCGAAGAACACCACGATCAACTTGTCATCTGGAAAACTATCATTCCCGATGAACGGCATCGTGCCCGGCGGGTACCAGATCGCGGAGCCGGTCTTCTTGTCGGCCTGCGGGAAGCCGCGCAAGTCCACGCTGTCGTACTGAGACAGACGGATGTCGACCAAGAGTGTGCCCGTGTAGGGACAGTCCTTGCCCAGCAGCTCTTTCAGGGCTTTGGGGTTGTCAAGCTCGTCAACAGCCTGCTCGACGCCTTGGCTCTTACCGATACCAAACCGACCTCTAATGATGATCGGCTTGTCGAGACGAACCACAACTTCTTTGACCGTGGTCTTGATCTGGGAAATAGAAAGCTTCTTCATGGTCAGTGTCCTTTTCAGTGAATGGTGTTACATCATGTAACACCTTGAGGTTGAGGGCGGTTACTTGGAACGGGTGATCTTAATAGTTACTGTCGCCAGCTTGTTGTCCGGCGCCCAGCCATCCGGCGGGTAGTCGCGTTCGTCGGCATACATGACGAGACCGCGCCGCACTTCATTCAGCGGGTCTCTACCTGTAGCCTCTGCGCAATGACACAGATCGGCAATCAAGTCCGCGATGGCATCGCAATCGTCGGTGCCAGTATCGGAAATGAAAGTTTTGAGGGCATTGTGCGCCCATGCGGCGCGGTCTTCATTGGTTGCTGTCATTTGCAAGTTGCTCCTTTCAGTAAGTCACGTGCTAATTTGATTGGCCACGAAGTCTCGGGGCCAAGCTCTGCGTAGGTCTCCAGTGCACGCTGGATTACACGCACCTCGTCCACGGTCAGCCAGCCGAAGGCTTTGCGATAGCGAAGCTCGCTCGACCGTGCAATCTCTTCCTTAGTTATCCTCGTCGTCATGTTCAGTCACTCCTTGTTGAGCTAGTATCAAAGCAAGGCCGCAAGGCCGCACGCCTTGCCAGCGTCCCGAGGACTGGTTAGTCCGTCCCTTGAAGAAATCGGGTAACAGGCAAATTCCAACTCTTACCGAGAAACCTCGCCACCTCATCAGCAAGTGCACGTGTCTTGCAATCGGTGATGGCGTAGGCACAGCCGTCCGGCTCACGAGCATAGACCGTCCAGAATTCGGCGCGGTCGTCCGGCACAAGACCTTCCGTCTCGCCATCATGGTCGATACAACCGGTTACTTCCAGCGAGACGAAGTGAGCGCGCTCCGCAGGTTCACGGTTGCCAGTGCAGCAATTAAAAAGAATATCGTTATTCATGTTCAGTCACTCCTTCTTCTAAGTTAAATGTCAGCCAAGGATGCTCCTCCTTGACGATCGTGTTGAACCCAACCGTAGCAATAGCCATGCGATGCTCTGTCGTCAGCGCAGCAAATGACACGTCGACAAAATCCCCGACCTTCAAGTCAGGGTGCTGACGCTTACGTGTATCGAGATTAGGCTGCATCTGCATCCACACCTTGCTCGCATCCACAAGCTCCTTGATGTGTTCGCGTTGATAAGGCAGCAGCGGCTGCGGGTAATGCCGTATGATCGGCGCGCCGACAGGTACAGCGTCGGGCCCGGCATACCAAGCAGTGACGTTGTGATTGCCCTCAGTAAACCGCACTGGGACCAACGGCGCGTTGTCCTCGCTCAGCTCAGGGGAGAGCGACACCGCGCGCTTGTGATCGAGATCGAGCAGCAATGTCTGCTGCCCCTTGTGATTGAGATGCGACTTGAAAACTGGCTTGGTCGAACCGGGGATGTACAGCTTCGGGCACTCGTCATCGTCGGTCGCGACGATCTGGATGTGAAGCTCTGAGTAAACCTTGCGGTTCTCGGGACGCCACGAATTGTAGCGCACGACGAACTCGCCGGTGTCGAACTGAATGAAGGCGTGGTACTTGTGCTCGATGTGGAATGCGCGCCAGCTATCCCACTCCATCTTGGAGTGGTCGAAAGGAGGAAGTTTCATGATCAGTTTCCTTGTTCAGTAAATTTATGAGTGAGCCTTTTTTTCCCTCATGCTCAGGAGGTCAGGTTAGCCGTCAACCTGCGACCGTCTGGTGCTTTGGTGTCGCCAGAATCACATCGGTTTCCCGTACCACCGATAAGCTTCCGTCGTGGTTGTCCGCTCTCAGTCACCACGACCGGCGTTGGGTGTCCGTCTTACGACGTTGCGGCCCAAGCTAAAACCTCACAATCCAGCGGCGTGCTGTCCCCGTCCTTCAGGGAGACCCAACCGTTCTCGATGCGGCTTACCTGCTCTTTGCGGAAGATCAGCGAGCAGGGATTCAGCCCGACGTGCTTGCGGGCATACTCAAGTGAGGAGAATTCGTTCGCTTCGGAAGTGGCCCCGCGGAACGTCTGTACGATGTACGTCTTGGGTTCATCATGCTTGTACACGAAAACTCCATGCTCGTTCGGCACCATGTGTTTCTGGATGGCTCGATTGTGCTGAGGTGACCTGTAACCAAACTTTTTGGCAGCGGCCCAAACAATCGCGCGTCGTTCGTCTCTCGTCATCGTGGTCGTCCTTTGTTCAGTAAATGGTGTTACATCATGTAACACCTCCGTCCGGTGGACAGCTGATCCACCGTAACAAGCATTGTACCATAAAACATGAGCAATGTCAATGGGTTACTGGGAGATTTATCCTGAAAATTCCAGCCTCAGATAAACTCTTTCTCCTGTGCCAATCGCTCTGGCATGGTGAAGGTGCCGTCCTCGTTATCCTGCGTCACCGACTTGGGCACCCACGCTTTGCGCACGCCGTCGAACAACAGATACGCCTTCTCAGTTTCGTGCACTATCTCTGCTGCGACCTCGATCAATCTGCTCATGACTTATCCCCTAGTTCTTTTGGCTGCGTTCTTTGCAAACCACGCCGCCACAGCGGCAGCCTTCGCGAGGTCCGCTTCATCCATGGGCGCAACGTACGCATCGAAGTTGCGCCAAGCCGTCGCTACTCTGTTCGCCTCCTCCTCGTCCACTCTGTCAGCGATGGCGTGCCACTTACGCCGCGCCTTGTCGCCGTCTGCCCGGCAGCGCGAGCAGTTGCCCCACGCGCAACAACCGATCATGACTTTGAAATTGCCGCGCATCACAGCACTCCTACCATCACCAGCACGATGAACGTTATAGCCAGGACCAGCGTCACCACGACAGCCAGTTGCGCCCAGACCGATGGTTTGTTCATGGAGGGGTAGCTTCCTGCGTTGCGTACTCCTGAGCAAGTCTTTCCAGCAGGGCTCGCATGCGAGCCCGCATCGTTTCGCGTTCCGTTACCGGCGCCATGTTGTGCAACAGCTGAAAACGCAAGTTATGGATTTCAGCCATTGCTTCGTGCCATTCTTTGTCGGTCATTTGATTTCTCCCCGTACTAGATGATAGGACCGCACGTTGTCGATCGCGTTGGCCAAGTGGCGCAGACTGATGCTCACTTGCTCAGCGTGATAGTTGACCTCGTCGAGGAACTCACGAACGACTTGCGTCTTTTTAGTCTGCTTGTCCTTCTCCTTGAAATACTTCTTGAGCTGCTTCTTGGCTTTGAGCTTCTTGGTTTTCTTCATGACTTCACCGCGCCCGCAAGCCCTGTCATCGGCTGCAGCTTGTTGATGAGCCGTTGCATGGCGCGCGCCTTCTTGTCGTGCTCCGCGCTGAGCTTTTTATTGAGCCGGGTCTCGTACCACTTGGCTTCGGACTCCTGACGCTTGGCCGCGCGCTGCAGGGCCTCTACAATCAGGCTGATCTCGGCATTGGCGAAAACGTGCTGATGGAATTGCATGGGCTGTGTTCTCCTTGTGAGATTATATCTGATCACATCTGATCATCAATTGTCAAGGAAAAACTGAAATGAATTGGCGCGGGCAAAGAGAAATATATTGGGTGGTCGGAGTGACGGTCATCGCCATCGCACTGGTCCTCGTGCTGGCTTACGTGCTGGGATGAGTTTAGATCGGGATCAAAGAGTTTTCTTCATTGGCGTCGGCGTCATGCTGGGCTTCCTGTTTGGCCTTGCAGCGTGGGGCTACATCACCGGCCTTTGGGACGTGCTGGGTCCGTATCCTTGAGCCTGTTACGCAGCTTGTCCGCCTTCCTCGCTGCGTACTCGACATGACCCAAGAGCCGGCGCAGCCGGGCGGCGAGGTATTCCAGCTCTTCCTGAATGCGCCCTGACTGGCGCAGGGCCTTGCGCGCACTACGCCGGGACCGATCATGACGCCGCGGTTCGTTCACATCCCTTCTCCGGTGTGCACGGGATCATCGGCGAGCAAAGCCCGTGGACGAACCAGCACCGCCCGCAGAGCAGCGTACCGATCTTTTCATCAAAGAACGGCTGTGGATGCTCGCAGTCGTACGGACAGTGCGCGTGGCTGCAACCATGCAAGGCGTACCAATCCCTCACGCGGTCAGGTGCTTGATCGCCCACATCGTGGCTTCCTCGATCCGCGTTTGCGCGAGGCTGATCTCCCGGGATTTGCCAAGCTCGCCGACCAGCTTCCAGAACTCAAGCCCCTTGTCCTTGATCTCCCGCATCTGCTCCTTCTCGATCGGCGAAAGCACGCGGTACTCGTGCCGCATCACGTTGTTGACGACGCGCTCGTCCGACGTCGAGTCCACTGTCTTGCGAGAAGTCATGGTTACTCTCCGATCTAAGCTTGTATCGGGATAATGCTTGATGTGTTCGAGGGTACCGTGTGGCCAGCTCTCGTTACCCTTGAGCCCATCCCATCGTATGACGATGCAGGCGCCGCCGGGGTGCGGCGTGTGCATCACAGTACCGCGCCGCGCCGCCCAGTCGGTAGTCACCTTCCGTCGTAATACACAATAGCCACGCAGTGCTTGCTGCGCCGCAGCAGCCGTCAGCCGCACGCGGTCGCCTCGCCTGAACCTGGTCAGGCACCGTGGCATCGACAGGAGCCCCGTGGGAGGTTTTCCGGGGCCGGAGGTTAACAGAGCCCGTCCATGCGTACAAACGCCATGGGCGGGCTCCGTACGCTCAGCACGCTACCGTACAGGTGCGGGTGGACAGTCCGGTGCCGGCACGATGGGGCAGTTCGGCTGGGACTGCCAGCGGCCCATGGAATAGCCAAGGGCCGCCAGCGCAAACAGGAGCATGAGGACAGCAACGAAGACGACGATTGCTGCCCTGACCGCCACGGCTACCGCTTAGGGTCGCTTGGGCTGTGGGCCACTCTGGGCAGGAACGAAGTACCACTGTATTTGGTCACCCTGCGCGGCGAGACCCCAGCCACCGGTCACCGGGGCGGGCTTGATGACGACGGCAAGGGCGGGCGGCGGCTGGTCCGGCGGCGGGTCGACCGGGATCGGTGGCGGGGTGTCCGGGATCACCGGGCCGCCGCCAACCGACAGTCCTGGGATGGAAGCGTAACCGATGAACACAGCCGGCACCGGCTTGTCGTCGGCACCTTTTCCTTTGGGCATCATCACGCCGTTGATAACGACAGGTACTGCGGCCATGCTCAGTCTCCTTTGTTGTCAGGGGGTTAGTTCACGAGGTGTTGCATCATGTAACACTTTCTTGAGTAGCGAGATCGTCCCTGATCTCTTCCTTGATGACCCTTCCTTGCTGGTTCCACGGCTTGAACCTGAGCAGGGTCTCGGGATCGAGCTTCGACCAGTCGCCGTCGAAGCATATAGCACGATCGTCGATGGTCAGGAACGCGCTTGGTTTCTCGCTGGCAAAAGTGACGGCATCCAAGAGTGCCTCCGCGGCTTCCCGCGGGAGTTCGCTGCGGGCGTGGAACTGGAGCCACATCCGCATGGCGGTGAGCGCCTCCGGGTCCTTGGAACGCGACGAGTAGACCACGAGGGTGAAGAGCCTAGAGGCGCGGTGCAGCCACTCCAAGGCGCCCGGCACCGGCGGATCAGGGATGATCGCCGCGCCCTTCCAGCCGCTGGTGTAGGAGTGGACCACGCCGTCCCAGTCCACACAAAGGATAGGCTTGTTCGTTCGTTGTTGTGCTTCGAATGTCATGTTGCTCGGTCGGGTCTATCGGGCCGGAAGAACCACAGTGCGATCATGCTGAGAAAGACGTACATGGCGGCGCCTTGCAGCGCGCCGCGCCAGCCGCTGGTGAACCAGTAATAGGCCACGCAGAACACGAAGCCAATAGCGCTCAGCACGTCGAGGCGCACGAGGTAGAGTTTTCCACGTTCCCAGACGATGACGTTGCTCCAGTCCTCGAAGCGATCCCAGCCGCGGAGGAACCATGCGGGGATCGGGATGCGTAGATTCATGGCAATAGAAAAGGCGGGCTTGCGCCCGCCTTCCTCCTACGTGTTTACGCTACGAAGCCGTGATCCTGACGACGACGGCGGTAGCGACCAAGGCCAAGCAGCATCATGCTGGCCGCGATCAGTCCCGGCAGCCCGGCGCCGACGATCGGTCCGGGCACCGCTGCCAGTGTCCCGACGTCGATGCGGTAATGCTCGAAGTCGGTGATGTTGCCGCCGATATCGAGCAGCCTGATGTTCTGGATCAGCTCACCGTTGACTGCGGAGAACGTGAACCCGGACTGCGCGTTCAAGTCGATCGCGCCAAGACTAAAGGTCTTGATCGGCTCGACGTTACCGAACTGATCGACAGCCGTGACAAACGCTGTCACGTCGCCAGAGCCCTTCAAGCTGAACACGTCGGTCAGCGTGTATAGTTGGTTCGTTTCGTTGATGTTCTGGAACACGCTGAAACCAAGATTGGTAGTGTTCGCAATCTTGATGTCGTTGCCGTTCTGCGCACCGACGAAGTTCGGGTCCAACGACAGGTCGCGGAAGAACACGAACCCTGTGTGCTGGCCATTAAACGAACCGATGACGAGGTTCGGTGTCAATTGATTGAACACCACGTTGTCGCCGGTACCGCTTAGCTTGGTGTCGAGGATCACGTCGGCTTTAGTTGGTGCCGCGCTCGCGAGTGAGAGTGCGATGGCGGCTGTCATGAGAAGTAGTTTACTCATCAAGTGTCTCCTCTAGAGGTGTTGAGGCTCAACACCTCATGCGTACACACTTAGAGGTAGAGGTCTACTGCTAAGCGCGTCTGTCCAAAAAATAACTGTGGTGATCCGGCATCGACGGCGGCACGCGGTACAGCGGCAGATCAATGTTGTCGTCTTGGCTCTCTTCATCTTCGTATTCATGCATCGGCTGCGGCTCGCACAGTTCGTCGCGCGGCCCGCGCGCGCCACAGCGTGCACATTCGTAGGTGGTGTGCATGGTTCATCCCTCAGTCCTGACATACTGTGCACTACACCAGCCGTAGATCGCAACAGCGGGCCCGGTGTCTTCGCCGACGCGGAAGCGCAGCCACTTGGTGGACCCGTTCATGGCTTCGGCAACTACAGTGAGCACGTCGCCGTTCTCGCACTCGCCAATGATCGGTGCAGATGAGGACGCGGTCGCACGAATGTTGAGCTTGTCACCACTGGCGACGCCGTGGACGGTGCCGCGGGTAGGTGGCTTAGGTGGATCAGGATTGTGGTCGCCACCCTCTCCCATGCATTGCTGTACGCAATCGATGTAGCTGCCCTTCTTCATGTTGTTGCCCGGGCAGGCGTGATCGGTGTTGGGGTCCTCGTAATGAAACTTGAGACGCTCAGGGTCCCAGCCGAAGAACTCGCAGCATACAGCGCTCAGCTGGTGCCCCATCTCCTGCACCTTGGCGCCCATGCCTTCAGTTGCTGATTCAGTCTCGTAGTCGCCGACATGCTCGAAGCCCAGCATGCTGCCGTTCCAGCTTGGGCTGTGCACGCCCTTGATGTTGGGCGGCGTCATGCACCACCAGCTCTTGCCATCGATGAAGAAGTGCGGGCCGGCGCTCCAGCCCATGTCGTGCTCGTAGTAGTGCTGGAGGTTCTCCATGCGCTGCGCTGGAGGGACAGAGTGCCACCATTGGTGCAACGTCGGAGACGCGGTGTTGTGCACCACGAAGTTGGATGGGCGCCAGCTTGAATAGTTCAGGCCGCGTATGTAGGCGGCGACCTCGTCGATGGTCTTAAACTCTAAAGCTGGCGCGTTTCCTTTCCAGGTCATGGATCAGGTCCTCTCCTAGTGCAAACCGGTTACGGATGGCGAGCACGAGGTCGATGCCTTTGTTGGCCGCCATCCAGTCGGCGTGGATCACGATCTCGGCGAGAGCTTGTGCCAAGGTCTCATCGTCCAGCTTCTCCAACATGGAAAATCCGTTGCGGAGCGAAAGCGGGCTGGCCGGATTGTGGGGATGCATGAGGTTGGCAAGCCGTAGCTCCTCGAACGTCAGCGGCCCCGGTGGGACAATCGGCTTCGATGGTTGGGTCACGTGCTTGTCTCCTTGGCGCGGCTTTCCAGTTCTGCGATGCGCAGCGCGATCGTGTCCATGGATATCCTAACATAGCCGGTGATCTTGCGTATAGCGTTAAGCTCCTGTTCGGCCTTGCCCATCGCTTCCTCACATCCGCGCTCGCGTGCTTTCAGCACGCGCTGCACTTCATTGAGTCCAACAAGTTCTTCTTTGGCGGCTTTGATCGGATCGAATGCGGTCATGCTGGTTTCTCTTTCAGGTGTTACATCATGTAACACTTTTAATCTGTGTGCGTGATTACCTCATTGATCACCAGTGCGATCGTTCGCAGCTTGAGCATGATGTTGGTCTTGTAGGGTCCATCAGGGATCAACGCGCCGATAGCTTGAGCATAGACAGCTGCCGCTGCTTTAGCAGCCTCAATCCTTTGTTGCTGTTGTTCGGTTGGCGGGGTCACGTGGTGCATCGTGTTGCTCTGCTGCTTCTTCGATGGCTTTGAGCAACGCATCGTTCGGCGGTTGCCTGCCGTAATCGGTTTCGCGCCACCAGCGCTGCCTGAGCTTGAGCGGTAGCTTACTCCATTGCTCGGGCCGCGGCACTCGGAAGTGTCCACGTTGTTCATTCATACGCTTGACCTCACGTAGAGCTTTAATGATCTCACTCATATCGGCTTCGGACAGGTGAAACCCCGGCGAGGCTTGTCCAAGCGCGTCGTGGGTTTCCAGTCGTTCAAGTAACGACATTCATCGCTCGTCTTCTTCATATCCAAGCAAGTGCCAGACGGTCAGGCCAAGCGTGGCTACGACGATGACACTTGCGATCAAGCCAATCCACCACACGATCGTCACTGGATTTGTTTGTTTTTGTCGAACAGTTCGTAGACGTCCTCCGCCAAGTCGACGTAACCCAGTTCCTCGCCTGCTTTGTCAGTGACGACGAGGTTCTCCACCTGATTAGTGGTAACCCAGCTCCCGGCCGGCAGTCGGTTTAGAATATCCACGAGCTTGGTGGTCTGGATCGCTTTGCGAACGTTGTTTCGTCCAAAGGGCCAGAGCATGATCAACCCGTGATGCGCTTGAGTTCATCTGTGAGCGCTTTGAAGCGTTGTTCCATCTCAGCGACTGCCTTGCGGAAGTCTTGTTGAATTTGCTCCATGGTGTCGCCGCGCTCGCGGTACTTCTGTGGGGCGAAGCTTTCAACGTTTGGGCTTGGTGTTCTTGCAGGTGTGGGCAGTCCTTGTAATTCCTGCTCGACGTTGCTCAGAACTTTGCTCATTGGTGTTGTGTCGCGATCGGCCATGTGTCGGTTCCTTTGTTGCTGATTTAGCTGCGTTACTCCATGTCGCGTGTGTCGGGTCCCTTGCTGCCAATTGCTTGTTAAACATAATCTCGCCCTTTTGATACCAATTGGTGCGCAACCAGTCCTGAAGTGTTTTCATCAGCGCTACCACTTCTGGGGTGAGTTGGTCTCGCGTGAGAGGCTGTAAATCCTTCGCGAGCATCAGGCGTTTATACTTGTAATGAATTGGTGTGCGAGGCTGCCATGCCTGTGCTGCCCGGTGCAGCCGTGGAAGCTGGGAGCTGGCTGTCACGCAGTGGATAATTGCGTTGCGGAGGAGATCGTGCTCATCGGCGATCTCGCGGCAGACAACGTTGAAAAAATGGTCTAGGGGAATCTCAGCCATGGTCTGTGCTCCCTCTAAGGAACAGATTGTGGTCAGGCAAGCCACGAGATGACGCTCTCGTGGCTTGCCGCATTTTTATTATCAGGGGATAGGAGTAAGGTCAAACCAGCATGAGGGCGAGGGCTGGGCTCACGAGGGCCTCACCATGCCTGAAAACTGGGATGACGACGATCCGCTCAGGTTCTTTCGCGGATTGCGCAACGGGTGCTTGGTCTCGGTTCCAATGTGGTGCGCGATCATATACGCGATCTGCCGCTTCGGTTTGTTCCACTGGAGTTGATACATGGATCAGGATTACGCCGCGACCAACGCGGCGGAGCGCGCGGCGTTCGCCAATGGCCAGCAATCGAGGCAAGGCGAGGTCGATGCTTTACTCGCTGCGCTATGTACGGTGCGCGCGATCCTCAACAGCAACGACAGATACAAGGCGCGCAGTGCACGGCTCTACCTTCAGGAGGTGTTACATGATGTAACACCTTCTAATTGCGGTACGAGCTAAGTCATTGATTGAGCGCATTGTTCCGTTGATTGAAAAGTCTGTGCCGTGAAAAGTTTAATGATATCAACAGTTTGTGCCGTTGTGCCGTTGTGCCGTGCAAAACAGCACCCCCCCCTAATCTTGATTCTGCCACAATTACTCTACATCCTATATCTTATATTATATTTTATTTACACGTAGTTAAATACAGTACTTGGCAGGGCTCACGGCTCAACCCGTTTGGATACTCAAAAAAGGGGGGGGGCCTGTTTTGGAGGGGCACAGACGGCACAAAGGCACATGGTATTGAAATCATTGAACTTTTCACGGCACAAGGATTCCCAAACCACGGCACATGGCGCCTTTCAACGGCACAAAAAGAGCGTACATGGTAGCGCGTTGTAAGCGTTAACGCTAAAATCAGCCATCTGTTAGCATATGCTAATGCGAGATAGGTGTTACATTATGTAACACCTATTGGTATGGTGTACTGTAAACTTCCTTGTATTTAGATACCGTCGTTTTGCGTCACGTGCTAGCGCATTGGATTAGGTGACGGCGCGCCGCTCGCCCCTTGGCATAGGCGAGACGCAAAAAACCCCGCGCGGCTTTCGCCGCGCGAGGCATAAAAAAACCCCGCGGCTTTCGCCGCGGGGCAGTAGGCTAGGCTAGGCTTAGCGCGGAGCGTTGGCCAGCCAATCGCGCCACTCGGAACCACGATCGCCGACAAGCTTCGCGGCATACTTTTTCTGGATTGCCTTCATCGACAGGACAAGGCGATTCAGCGCGTCGAAAGCGTCGACGTCGTCCGGAGGATTGATAATCTCATCGGCCTTGATCAAGCGCTGCTCGTGCGCTTCCTTCTCCGCCTTGACTTGCTCCGCCTTAACGGCAGTCTCCGCCTTGGCCTCTGTGATCCCGGCCATACGCTTTGCCCGGGAGACTAGGACGCGCACTGCGGTCATAACCCGCTCTTGCTCCGCCGTACGGTTGTCGTCCGTGTTCTTGGCAGGGTTAAGCTGATTGTACTTTTTCAAGCCAATCACTCGCCTTGCCTCATCCCGGGCATAGCTAAGCTTCCGGACGAAATAGCCTTCCGTCAAAGCTTGGACCATGTCGCCGATAACCTTGTCGTTCGCCTTGAACGTGGTGAAGGCGACGGTCAAGGCGCCGTCCTGCCCTGCCATGGTCTGCCCATACTCAAAGGCAATGTCGATAGCTTGGGCTGGCGTCATGGCCGTTGAACCATTGGCCTTAGCCTTAGCCTTGCCATTGGCCTTGGACACAACGGGAGCAACGGGAGTCACGATCGATTGAACGTTAGTCATGGTGTCAGTCACTTTCTGCCCTATGGGGCGTTGCACTGGCATCCCGTGCCAGCAAACAAACAATAGCACGGTACACAGCTTGATGTCAAATCAGAGGTATTACATGATGTAACACCTCATTCCACTCCCCCCTACCCTATGGAAGAATTCTTATCGGGCAGAGTAAGGGCACCAAGGGGATCGCTCGCAGGTGCCTGCGCACCCTTGCCCATCGCCCAGATATTTTTCCTGAAAATCCCTCAAATCATCCTATACACCAGTACACAGCTTACACTGCAAGGCCAAATGGCGAAAAAAGATTTTTGTGCCTCGTAAGAGAAAATTTTTCTAAATTCCCGACCCCCACTAAGATTTAACCAAGTTTACCACGCGCACCCTCCGTGCTATAAAGCAACACATGAGCGCTAACCTCCCTGCTCAGTTCATGGACTTGACGGCTGATCCTGCCACGCTGGGTTGGCCGCCCTCTTTGCCGCTGGAACTCGCGCTCGCGCAGCAGCCGGTCAAGGACATTTGCCAGGCGTACGGCATCGACAAGTTCGAGTACGAGCGCCTGCGAGCTGATCCCGGCTTCCGCCGCGCGGTCGCCGAAGCGACCGAGACCCTCAAGGAAGACGGTGCGTCGTTCAAGCTCAAGGCGCGCGCCCAGTCGGAGGAGCTGCTCAAGACCTCCTGGGCTCTCATACACAAACCCCTGGATGAGGTCTCCGCGTCGGTGAAGGCTCAGCTCATCATGTTCACCGTTCGCTGCGCCGGCCTCGACGCCAGCGTCGAGCAGAAGGCCCGGGCCCAAGCCAATGCTTCCGCCGCAGCAGTTGCCGGGCTGACGATCAACCTGCACTTGGGTGATTAAACACAAGCATGGTATACCCGACGTCTAGCAACGTCAGGTGATGCCATGGGTGTGCTGGAAGAAGGCGTGAAGACTGCGGGCGGCGTGGTCGACGCGCTCCGCGCTAACCCGCTGGCGCTGGCCAACATCGTCCTCAACATCGCGTTTCTCATCTTCCTGTTCTATTACGTGTCGATCATCGCGACCCGCGCCGAGAAGACCGTGAAAGAACTGTTCACTGCGCAGGATAGTGTCTTCAAGCAGTGGGGCGTCATCGTCAAAGACCAGCAGAGCCTGACCGAAAAGGTTATGCATTGCATCCTGCCGGAGGATGCGATCAAACTCTTGCAGGCGCCGCCGCGGGTACAGCCCCAGAGCTGGCCACCGTTTTCAGTTCCGCGAATCACGCCACTACAGTTCTGGCCGCCAGTGCCTCCGGCTTTGCCGGACCTGAAGCCTGAAGCGAAGCCCGAAGAGCCAAAACCGCTGGAGCCGTCACAGCCGGAGGCCAAATGACCGACACACCTGGCAATCGACAGGTATCCGCATCGGCCTCATCGTCGGCGAGCATCTCGACGTCCTCCCACCCCCAAGCTCGATCTGAAATGCGCACGGTCGGCGCGCCGGTCGAGTACAAGGTGGTCGACCATCCCTGGTCCCCCATGGAACCCGACAACACCGAGGCGACGCTGACCGAGATTGGTCTTGAGGGTTGGCGGTTGGTCACCGTCTATCCGGACCGGCAGCGTGAGAAGACCCGCTGGATTTTCTCAAGATGAGTGACACGTCCGCACCCGACAAACCAACCCCGAAGAGCACACCGGTAACCTATCGGGTCATCGACCATCCGTGGTCTCCTAGCGAACCGACTGGTTCCGAAGAAGGTCTGAACGTCGAGGGTCAGGAAGGATGGCAGCTGGTTGCTGTTTACCCAGACCCGCAGCGCGAGAAGACCCGTTGGATTTTCAGCGACGTCCCCACCGGCTCCGGCGGAGGAGGTGGCGGAGGAGGTATTCCCGAGGCTCCAGCCGATGGAGAGGTGTATGGACGAAAAGACGTTAGCTGGACCCCTATCACCTCAGGTGGCGGCACCGCCGGCCCTCCCGGCCCAGCAGGCCCCGCCGGCCCTGCCGGCCCACCCGGAGTGGGTGGAGATAGTGGTCCCGTGGGGCCAGAAGGCCCCCAAGGTAGTCCAGGGCAAGATGGTCCTCCCGGCCCCGCGGGACCCGCAGGCCCTGCAGGAGAACCCGGGCCTGCCGGAACACCCGGTGTGCCCGGTGTACCTGGTGAAATGGGCCCGCCCGGCCCGGCCGGAGCGGATGGAACACCTGGCGGACCGCCCGGCCCCGCGGGAGCGGATGGCCCGCCCGGCCCGGCCGGACCCGCAGGCGCGGAGGGACCAGCAGGAGTGGCTGGTCCAGCAGGAGCGGCTGGCCCGGCAGGAGAAGCTGGCCCAGCAGGCCCCGCGGGAGCCGTTGGCCCCGCTGGCCCCGCTGGCCCACAGGGAGACGCTGGTCCCGCCGGAACAGTGGGCCCCGCGGGCCCCGCCGGTGATGTCGGCCCCGTTGGCCCCGCCGGTGATGTCGGCCCAGCAGGTCCAGCAGGTCCATCTGGACCACCTGGCCAAGATGGTGTCCCCGGAGCAGCTGGACCGGATGGTAGCCCTGGTCCAGCGGGCCCGGCGGGGTCCATAGGACCCCAGGGCCCGGTAGGCGATCAAGGTCCTGCAGGCCCAGCAGGTTCGCAGGGCCCCACGGGCCCTGCGGGTCCGCAAGGACCGCAAGGCCCACAAGGCATCGTGGGCGTGCCCGGACAGGCAGGCCCTGCCGGACCTGCCGGACCGGCAGGCCCAAGCGCAGTCAGCGCCAACGCTGGCAACCAAGCTGTTCTCGGGTCCGACAGTCTGATCTTCGTGCCGCATGACGCGGCCAAGTACGACGCTTCCAACCCGGTCGGCTACATCACCGCTGCCGCGGTGCCGGTCGGCTCCGGGTCTCTCCCTGCAATGGACGGCACCGCAGCCGCTGGAACCCAGTCTAGCTGGGCGCGCGGCGATCACGTTCATCCGACCGATACGAGCCGTGCACCGATCAAGGGTGTCATCGACGCCAGCAATGCTGCCGCCGGCAACGTCGGCGAGCAGCTGTCGACCCAGATCACCACGGCGGTCAACCTGACGCTCAACACACCCGTCAACATCGGGCAGCTCGTGCTAACGCCCGGCGACTGGGTCGTGGGCGGCAACGTCAACTTCGTCTCGCCGGCTACGGCCGGAACGCGCTACGCTGTGGCGATCAGCAATACTTCGAACACCTTGCCGACGCCCGCACAACTCGCTGCGGGCACCGGCACGCTGTTCGATCAGTCGTTGACCTACGGCAAGGCGGCGCAGAACTTCAACACCAGCCTGTGCCGGTTCAATGTCTCTGTTAATACAACGGTGTACCTGGTAGCGCTCGGGCCGGCGACGACGGCGACCGGCTACATCTCAGCGCGAAGAGTACGATGACTTATGCGCCCATCATCTTCGAGCATCCGGACTACGGCACGCTGGTCGTGATCCAGATGGTCGACGACGAGAGCATGCTGACAGATGATATCGAGCAGGCGACGTTCGTGCTGTGCCCGATGGTTAACGGCGGCATGCTGACCGCGTGCGCGTCGGAAGGTAAGCTTACGCGACTGAAGAGGCTGCACTGATGCCCAGCGAAAGCAAGAAACAACGTGGCGCTATGTTCGCCGCCAAAGCCGGAAAATCTACCTTGGGTATCCCGCCGAGTGTCGGTAAAGACTTCATCGAGGCCGACAAGAAAAAGAGCAAAACTGATCTCGCCAAGCTTCCTTTGCGCAAAGGCGCACCTCCAGCGAAGAAGTAGGAACAAAGGCGGAAGCTGAACGAACAGGGAATCCAAAATACACTAAAGCAGGAGAACAAAATGTCACCTAAGAATAACAAGGTCCCGACCGCGACAACTCCTGAAGACAACGGCTATTGCCCGCAAGGTGGCGAATACGATCCCTGCTATTCGGGCGATCTCAACGAGTTCGACAAGGAATTCGAGGAGCGTGATGCCCGCGTCGATGCTACACGCTCCGAGTTCCACAAGACACCTGCGTCCAAGGGCATCGACTGATAATGAACCCCGGCGTCACCGAGGAAGCTGGTGGCACGGCGCGCACGTTGATCCAGTCGCTTGCCTCGACACCGGTGATCCTGGCGTTGGTGGTGTTCAACCTGTTCTACATCGGCATGACGACCTACCTGCAGATCAAGCAGGGCGAGCGGTTCACCGAGAACCAGGCGACGTGGGAGAAAATGACGGAGAGCGCGCTGGCGGCTTGCACCGAGAAGAAGCCATGAAGGTTTCACGTGAAACATGCCAAGTATAATCGACTATCGACCTGCCCCTACGGTGCGGGCGTTCATCAAAGACTATCGCTCTCAAGGGCTTTTTTACACGTGGATCGTGGGGCCTGTCGGCTCTGCCAAGACCACTGCGTTATTCTTCAAGCTGATCTACATGGCGATGAGGCAGCAGCCGTCCCCTGATGGGATCAGACGGACGAAGGCCGTCATCGTCCGTAACACGCTGCCGATGCTCAAGGACACCACGCTGGCCAGCTGGGAGTACTGGTTCAAGGACGGTGTCGCCGGCAGCTGGAGCGCCACCGACAAGATTTTTATCCTGAGGTATGGCGACGTCGAGTGCACCGTCCTCTTCCGTCCATTGGACACACCAGATGACGTGCGGCGCGTGCTCTCGCTCGAAATCAACTTCGCGATCATCGACGAGTTCGTGGAAATCCCCAAGGCGATCGTCGATGCGCTGTCCGCGCGCCTAGGCAGATATCGCCAGCCGGACGGGACCCCCGTCACGATCTGGGGGATGTGGGGATCGTCCAACCCCGGTACGGAGGACGTCTGGTGGTACGATTATTTGCATGGTCCTGCTGTTCGCAGATACCGACGTCCGACTGGTGTTGCTGTTCCACAGCAGGTCCCGGATCAGATCGGTGCCGTGGCGATGTGGATCGGCGCCGCTCCCTCCCAGACGTCCATGGAACCAATTGCGTCCTACTACCACCAGCCCGGAGGGCTGTCGCCCGACGCCGAGAACCTGGAAAACCTCCCTGGTGGCAAACAGTACTACCTCGACGCGATCGCCGGTAAGAGCGAGGTCTGGGTCCGGCAGTTCGTCGACGCCGAGTGGGGCTTCTCGATCGCCGGCAAAGCGGTGGTTTCCGGCTTCCGCGCCGACTTGCACGTTGCCCTGCCTAACACCTTGCAGCCTAACCCTTATTTCCCATTGGTCGTTGGCCTCGACCCGGGGATCACCGGCTCGGCCATGATCGTCGGGCAGCAGGACTACGACGGTCGCGTCTACGTCTTCGCCGAACTGTGCCAGGAGGGCATGGGCGCGGAACGCCTCGTGCAGGAACGGCTGCAGCCGCTTCTCCGGAACCGGTTCCCGCAGGCCACACGCATCATCGTCGCGGCCGACCCGGCGGCATCATCTCGCACGCCGACCGATGAGCGCACGGTGGTGAAGATTTTTCGCCAGCACTACGACGTGGACGTGGAGACCAACAACCGGCTGCCGTTGCGGCTGGATGCCATCGACCACTACACCAACACCCTCATCGAGGGGCGGCCGGCTCTCCAGATTGACCCCTCCTGTCAGATGCTGATCCGCGCGCTCAAGGGCGGCTGGCGCTACTCCGCCGATCTCAAGCGCGAGACGCTCCGCGGCCACGAGCCCGAGAAGAACGCCTACTCTCATCCTGGGGATGGATTTGGGTACATGTGCAGGTTCTTCTATCGTGACCGCCAGCGCGAGACACGTTATCGTCTACCCGTGGGCAGCCTCGCAGCTCGGCGCCAGGGCGCGCCATGGCTGCGCCAGCCGGATCGCAACAGCTATCATGTGAGATAGAATGCCGATCGAGACTTCAGGGACGCCGCTGAATACGGCGAAGGCATATCCTGATCCGGCGCTCAAGCCGCCGGCTCTCGATATCCCTACGCCTACACCTACCAAGGAGGCGCCTGGTTCTGACTACACCGCTCCGATCAAGAAGATTTCCTCCGAGACGCTTCGCACGTTAGGTCAGCGCTTCAATCAGATATTCATGCAGTACATCAGTGATCGCCGCATCGTTGAGCTGCGGTGGCTTGCAAACCAAAGACAGTATCTCGGGCTGTACGATCCTGAAGTCGAGAAGGCTATGAGCCCTAATCGATCTAAGGCGTACCCCAAGATCACGCGAACAAAGTGCATTAGCGTGCTCGCGCGAATCATGAACCTGATGTTTCAGGGCAACGAGCGCAACTGGGAAATCCATGCTTCGCCGTGGCCGGACATCACCGTGAAAGAAGTTCGGGAGGCAATCCAGCTGGCTCAAGAGAAGGATCAGATGGCGGGTGTACCCTCACCTGACCCGTCTGATTCGTTTGCCTTCAACGGCTATGTGATGACGGCGCTTGAGCGTTACGCTGATTTGCGCGCCGACAAATTAGGTACGCTGATTGACGACCAGCTTCAGGAGTTGGGCGGACATCAGGCGCTCGACTACGTTGCGCTTAATCGCGCAGTGATCCGCTCCGGTATAATGTACGGGCTTGGCGTCCTGCGCGGTCCGTTTGTGCGCAAGTCGGAGAGCGTGACGTGGAAGGTGATACAGCCTCCGGCAGGTATACCCACAGGGTTGTCCCCAGCGCAGCTTGGGGCGCCTGGTCCACCTAATCCGCCGGGATTACCCACAATGCGGGTGCCTGGCCAAGGGTTACCCACATCGGGTGCGCAGCAAATGAACGGTGGTGTGCCGCCACAAATGAATGGTGCGCCACCTACACCGACGCCGATCGTCAAGCCGATCAAGCAAACAGTCTTCAAACCTTATTTCGAGTTTCTCCCGGTTTGGGATTTCTACCCTGATCTGAGCGCCAAGACGTTGACGGGCATGGACGGGTACTTCGTGCGCCTTGTCATGAGCAAGACGCAGGTAAAAGAACTAAGTGGACGTCCTGATTTCTTTGCGAATGTCATCGACTCCTATCTCACGCGCTACCCCGTGGGGAATTATCGCGCGCAGCAGTTCGAGCAGGAGCTGCGGGCGATGGGTGTCAAGGTCAACGTCAACGAGATGAAAACGGAGACGATGAAGTATGAAGTCATAGTGTGGCATGGCTCAGTGGACGGCGCGCTGCTCCAGGAAGTCGGCGTCGAGGTTCCTGCAACCAAGCTCTCTGATTATATTGACGCGGAAATCTGGATGCTCGACGCCAACGTCATCGGCGCGCGGCTCAATCCCTGGGAAGAACTCGCCAAGGAGATGCCTTCGATACCGATACCGCGGATGATCCACACGTTCTTATTTGATGAGGACGACACCAGCCCAGTTGGTTTTGGTTTGCCGCAAGCGATACGCGACAGCCAGATGATGGTTGCCGCCGCGACACGCATGCTGCTCGATAACGCGAGCGTCGTGTGCGGCCCTAACCTGGAACTCAACACTGACTTGCTGCGTCTTGATCAGGACCTGTCTGCGATCGCTGCGTACAAGGTTTGGTATCGCGAAGGCTCCGGACCTGAAGCGCAGTGGCCGGCGGTGCGCAATATCCAGGTCGACGCCCACCTCGACAGTCTTCTGAAGATCGTGGAGCTTGGGTTGAAGTTTGCCGACAGCGAAACCTTCGTCGGTCCGGCGACAGGCGGTGACACGGATAGGCAACCATCTGAGCCGCTACGTACCGCAGCGGGTGCCAGCATGCTCCGCGGCGAAGCGGCTCTACCTTTCAAAGATGTCATCCGGTCGTTCGATACTTTCACGCAAAGCGTCATCAACTCCATGGTGCTGTTCAACCGGGTATTTAATCCGGACCAGGCACCCGATGGCGACTACGACGTGGTCGCGCGCGGCGCGACCAGCCTCATGGCCAAGGAGCTTCGCGGCATGCAGGCTGATTCGTTGGTGCAGACGCTCAAGCCTGAACAGATGATTCACGTCGACGAGCGCAAGCTCACCGAGGCCCAGGTCAGGGCCAGGGACATGGACGACATCCTGGTGACCGAGGACGAAGCGAGCCGGCGCCAGCAGTCTCAGGCTCAGGCTCAGCAGGATCAGCAAGAGCAGCAGAAGAAGCTCCTGGAAGCCAACCTGCGCAAGATACTATCCGATGCATTCAAGAACATCGCCCAAGGTCAAAAGAACACCGCCAATGCGGATGCGCAGCTGGTGGATACGGCGCTGGGCATTTTAGAGAAGGGTATGCAGGATGAGCTTGCAGGAACCGCTGCCGCTGGAACCTCCCCCGCCCCAGCCCCCCAAGGCCCGCCAGCAGGAGGCGGACTTGCTGCGGCGCTTGCAACAGGCGCGCTCGGACCCGGTGCTGGCGGCGCTGCGCCAGCTCCTGTCGGTCCGCCTGAACCTATGCCAGAACCGCCTAGTCAAGGCATCCCTCAATGATGTAGCTTTATTGCAAGGTGAGGCACGTTTCATCGAGAAGCTGTTGTCTGATCTATCCGGTGAACGTACGACACCTGAGTAGGAGATGATCCATGGCACGTGCTCCTCGTGCTGCCGCTACGGCGGCGCCTGTACCAGTTCCCGCACCTGCGGACGCAGCACCTGCGCCCGCACCTGCGCCAGCCCCTGCACCAGAGGCTCCGGTAGCGGCGTCTTCGGTACCTGCTGATTTATTCGATACAGCCTTCAGCGAAGCTATAGCTGCCGAGGTGGACGCAGGACCGACTGAGCCGGCTTCCGCTGCTGTTCCCAAGAAGCCGCCCGCGCCGGCTGAGCCGACGCCCGAGGCGGCATCAAAACCCGCCGAATCACCGGCGCCGGCTGCGGCTCAGCCGCCCGAGTCGCCGCCGGCAGAGCCGCCCGCGCCCGCGCCTGCGCCTACGCCGCAACCTCCGCCGCAGGCGGAGGCACAGCCGCAGCCTCCGCTCCAGCCGCAGCCACAGCCACAACCCCAGCAATATCAAGAACCGCCCCTTTTCAATGCTGAGGAAGTGACCCAGTTGCAGCAATTTTATACTGATTGGCCAGATGTTGCCCGGGCTACCGAGACGATGATCAAAGGCATCATGACGCAAGCCACGCGGCGCATGTACGCGGACATGGCTGCGTCACTGGCGCCCTACCTGCAGACCGTCGACACCCTGGCGGACCGATCGCAGCTGTCTGAGCTGCAGGGGCAGGTACCCGACTATGAGACTGTCGTAAGTCAGCTGACTTCCTGGACGGCGAAACAACCTGCATATTTGCGCTCAGCTTATGAGCATGTTATCAAATCAGGAACGGCGGCTGAGGTCGTCGACATGATCAACCGGTACAAGCAGGACATGCAGTCCACTACGCCAGCACATAGCGCAGTGCCGGGGACTCAACCGGCGCCGGCTGCACCTGCCACTGCTGCTTCAGCTGCGCCGTCTCCGCCCGCACCTGTGAACCCTGCATTGGCTGCAGCCGCGGCGCGTCTCGCGCCGGTGAGCACCAAGCGGACCAACGTCGTCGCACCTCCAACTGACTTTGACAGTGCCTTCGCGGAGTTCGCTCGGGCGTCATAGCCTTAAGCCAGGAGTAGTTCCATGCCTGCAGTTACAAGTTATGGCGATATCTCTCCTGCAGTAGCGGCCTATTCAGTCGTGCGGATGCTCAAGCGGGCGATGCCCTATCTGCACATTGAGAAGTTCGGCCAGACGTATCCCTTGCCGACCAATAGTACGCAGACCGCCAAATTCAGGCGCTACTTCCTGCAAGGCGCGACCGGCACGGCTGGTCCAAATGCCGGAGGTACCAACGGCGCCGGGCAACCGTTCTTCATCCCATTGGCGCTGACGCCCCTGGTTGAGGGCGTGACGCCCGCGGGCTCCATGCTGGCGAACCAGGATTACACGGTTCAATTATACCAATACGGCGATTACATCACGATTACTGACGTAATCGAAGACACCCACACCGATCCGGTGCTGCAGCAATCTACTGACATACTTGGTGAACAGGCAGCGGTGACGGTGGAGACACTGCGGTTCAACGTACTCAAGGCGGGCACCAACGTCTGGTACCAGAACCTGGTTGCGGGGCGCGCGAACGTTGCCGGTGTCCTCAGTCTGACCGACCAGCGCCGGGTGTCGACCGGGCTTAACCGACAGAACGCCAAGAAGATTTCCCAGGTCGTGGCGTCCAACCCAGACTTCCAGACCAAGTCGGTGGAAGCTGCGTATTTCGGGCTCGTCCATCCTGATCTGGAGACCGACATTCGCAACATGACCGGCTTCATCCCGGTCGCCAGTTACGGACCGCACACCAGTCCGTTCGAGGGCGAGATCGGCTCGGTCGAGCAATGTCGCTACCTGTCTTCGACGGTGATCGCGCCATTCCCCAACGCGGGCGCTGCGACCAGCGGCGGGACGACCTACCGTTCGAGCAACGGCGTCAACTGGGATGTGTACCCTGTTCTGTACTTTGGCCGTGATGCCTTCGGTATGGTGCCGCTCAAGGGCAAGTCTTCGATGACGCCCATGGTGGTCAACCCCAAGCCGGCAGCGGGCGATCCGCTGGCGCAGCGCGGGACTGTTGGTTGGAAATTGTACCAAGGGACCGTGATCTTGCAGGATGCATTCATGGCCCGTCTGGAAGTCACCGCCACAGCGTAATTTTCCTGCTCTGCAGGAGATCGAGGTTAGAGGAGATTTCAGATGGCTAAGTCTGATCCGCGCAGTGGCGAAACTCCGCAGAAGGTCGACCCTGCAACCCTGCCGTATGTGATTGCTCTTACACCTGAGCAGCACGAAGCTCGGCTTAGGCAAGCGGACGCACTAGCGGCGGCCAAGGACGCACCTCCTCGCCCGCAGATGGAGATGGGTGGCTCCGGGACTGCGAAGGCAAGCTTCAAGGACGCGGCTGATGGTGACGTCGCGATCACGTCAGCGGAGTGGTCTTCGACTGGCCCTGTAACGGTGGAGGCAGACAAAGACGACTCGACGAGTGCCAAGATAACCCCAACAGGGTTGGGGCCCGCGACCGTCACGGCGACCGTGCAAACTGCGAATGGTTCGGCGCAGGCATCTACTGATGTGATGGTGATCGAAAAGATTGGCGCGCCGGTCGCAGGCACGATCGAGATTACGGTTCAGCCTCCGGCAGCGCCAGAAACTCCACCAGTGGCGTAGTTGAAACATCGCGCGATCGTAGGAGTTCTCCATGCCCACCCAGATCATTGATACCTCACTGCACCTTCCGGCTTTCCCGCCGGCTTACACCGGGCCGGGGAATCTGATCGGCAACCCTGTGCAGTCTGGCGACGACACATCTGGTGTCTTCGGTTACTTCACGAGCGCTGGCAACGCGGTGCAGATCAACTGCGGGTTCGCGCCGAATGAGGTTGAAGTCACCGATGTGACCGGCGTGTTGGTGTGGAAGTGGTCACGGGGCATGCCGGCGACTAACAGCGTCAAGACAGCGACCGGCGCTACGACGATCGACACGACCAGCGGGATCACGGTCACCACCGACTTGGCCGGCAATGGTTACGTGACTCTATCAGCTGCGTTGGTCGGCACCGGCAAGGTGATCAACTATCGCATTCAGGGCTGATTCGTGCGGAGGTCGAGAGCATGGCGATTGCTGGCGCAACCGAGACCGCGATCCTTCAGCTGATCTACAACGCCATCGCATGGGCAAACTACGCAGATAATGCGGCGGCATCACCCCAGACCAACATCGCGATCGCGTTGCACACGGCTGACCCGGGCACGGGCGGTAATCAGGCGACCAGCGAGGTCGCCTATACAGGTTACTCGCGCGCGAGCGTGGCGCGCACGGTAGGCGGATGGACTGTGACGGGCGTTGGTCCCGCAAACTGTTCGCCTGTTTCCAACATCACGTTCCCTGCTGGTTCGGGTGGCACGGGCGTTGTGACCAACTTTTCCACGGGTAAGACCGGCGGCGGAGCGGCCCCCATCCTTTGGTCGGGCACGGTTACACCGAACATCACCAGTGGGAGCGGAGTTACGCCGGTGTTGACCACGGCCACGACCATCACGTTGTCATGAACCATTGTCATGAACCATGCGGACGCTTTTCGTCGATGCCTAATTGATCTCGACGTTATCGGGATTTGCGATCTGTGGTTCCACGTTTGTCCGCATCTGCCTCAGCCGAAGAACAATGACGAAGCGCTAGCGACGATCCACTATGCGCGCACGCAGGCTGGGTCGATCCCCTTGAAGCTGCGTTGTTATTCGCATGCTTGGCTATGTGAGCGTGGGTTGCCGTCAGGTTTACCTGATCACTGGAAACCACGGGCAAGTCGTCTCTACCCGCATAAGGTCAAAGCTGTAGGCGTCTCCGTGATGGCGATGTCGGAGGCGAGCAAGCCACGCGCACGTGCGATCGAGAAGGCGATGTCGAACGCAGTGCTTGAGTGCTACGCAGATGGCGTCACCGATGTCGATCGCATTCGGGATCGCATGAACGAGGCGCGACGTGACATTGAGCGATGACCGATGTACGCGCCACGCAGGTCGGGGTTGAAGAGTGGGCGTCAGTAGTCCCACCACAGCTTCGAGCCACTCAGGTCAGCGTCGAAGAGTGGACTAGCGTCCAACCGGGCTGGCCCGGTGCAGCGGCTGGCGTCGGTACTGCTGCGGCGACTGGGACTGGGCTGCTACTACGCCAGGGTCAAGCAAATGGCGTCGGTGGTGCTGCGGCGACTGGAGCTGCGCTGCTAACAAGCCAGGGCCAGGCGGCCGGCGTCGGCGCTGCTTCTGCTGTAGGTCAGGCGCAAGGGGCGCCCCTGACACTAGCCACTGGCCGTGCTTCTGGTACAGGCGTCGCCTACGGTTCCAGCACCATCCTTGGCGGTAAGCCGAGGAAGATGAAGGGCCAGGCGAATGGCGTTGGTTCAGCACGAGCTTCATCTATCCGCGGGTCTGCGGGATTTGCCGCGGCGAGCGGAGATGGAAATGCTGAGGGTTCCGTCGCAGCCCCTACGGAGGCTGCTGGTGTGGCCTTCGGTACTGGTGAGGGCCACGCATCCGCGCCATCCATGTCCGGCGTGGGGGCATCCGCGATCGGCTTTGGCGACGCTATTGGCGTGTCCGCGTCCGGCGTGGCGGCGTCTGCGGCGGGGTTCGGCAGTGCGATTGCAGTGTCCGCGTCCGGCGTGGCGGCGTCCGCGGCGGGGTTCGGCAGCGCAGTTGCAGTGTCTGCGTCCGGCGTGGCTGGCGTTGCTGCCGGGTTCGGCAGTGCGGCTAGCGTATCTGCGGCTGGCGTGGCGGGCGTTGCTGCTGGATTTGGCAGCGCGGCTGGTGTGTCTGCGTCCAGCGTGGCGGGCGTCGCTGCTGGCTTCGGTAGTGCAGCTGGCGTGTCCGCGTCTGGCGTGGTGGCTATCTCTGCTGGCTTCGGTAGCGCCGCCGGGGTGTCCGCGTCTGGCGCGTCGGCCTTCGCTGCCGGGTCCGGCGGCGCGCATGGTGTCTCGGGCAACGCCACTGTTGCGATCGCCAGCGGCTACGGGAATGCATTTGCGGAGTATGCCTTCGAGGCAGAATCGACTGGCCGGGCAATCGGTTCTGGTGACGGCGTTGCGGCGATGCCCCAGGTCGGCGCGGGAGCGGCAGGCGGCGTCGGTAGCGCCCTTGGCAGCAGCTCGCCGATGTTTGCGGCGGTTGGGGCGGCCCAGGCAAGTGGTACTGCTGTCGGTGCAGCTTTTGGGGCGGTCACTGCCCGGGCGGGCGGGGATGGCGCGGCGGCAGCAGTCGGCGGGACGATTGTCCAGGCTGCAGGTCAGGCTGCGGGTGTTGGCGATTTGGTGGCCGGCGCTGGTTTTATCGGTCAGGCTTCCGCGACTTCTGATGCGGCTGCGATCAGCTCGACCATCGGGGTGCGGTTCTCGTTCGGGCAGGCTAACGGTACCGGGCTCGCATTCGGACATACAGAGCATAGCGAATTTGCGTACGGGTCAGCGGCCGGTGTCGGTGATGCGTACGGCAGCTCTCCATACCCCAAGCAAATCCTGTCGTTGTACGGGCGCCGGAGCGGTATGGTGCTTCAGGGGAGTGGTTCATCGTCTGGTGGGGATACCAGGCGCCTGGTAAGGTCGGGGTGAACAAGGATTAGACCGATGAACAGCATACGCATCGAGCGGGCGCAGAACGGCTTCCTTGTCTGCATGGACGACCCGGCGATCGTCGCCAAGAACCAGAAATCCGATGGCCCGTATGTAGACCCGGAGCGGCAATTTGTTTTTGACGATGAGGCTGAGGTCATCGCGTTCATCACTAAGAACCTCGACAAGATCATACCGGCCAAGAAGGACGATTTTGCCTCTAGTTTCGATGCGGCAGTCGAAGAGAGTGACGAAGAGGAAAAGGCAGAGGAGAGTAGGAAATGAGCACGGTGCTCCCTGAAGACGACGAGCCGATGCCGCGTAATGCGAGGTCTAAACTATCAGATGTGAGAACCGACGCGCCACCTCCGGTGAAGACTGCCGCACGAATCAAGATCGTTCTCGAAGAAGACAGTGCGATCCCGCCGACCGGGTTGTACATTTCGGCGAACGGTAAGCCGTACTTGCTGATGGCTGGTGTTGAGGCGGAGGTGCCGCCGGAGGTGATAAGCGTCTTGAACGACGCAGTGACCTCGGTGCCGGTCATTGATCCACAAACTCAGCGTGTGACGGGTTATCGTTCGCGGTTGAGGTTTGCCTACAGGCGTATTGATGGGTGACCCATGCGCACCGATGAGCTGTTGTCTGAACTGCGGCATCACATACTGAGAGATGTATCGGACCAGGTTGCCGGTGCGAGTGACTATCTATGGTCTGACAATGGGCTGATCAGGTACATCAACGAAGGGCAGACCAGGTTTGCCCGGCAAACCAAGTGCCTACGTGATTCAGTGACGCCATCAATCTGTCGGTTCACGACAGTGGCTGATCAGGAATTCTATTCGCTCGATCCTCATATTGTCAGCGTAATATCGGTGCGGATGACCGGCGATAAGGCCGACCTGGCTCGTGCCGGGCATGCCGATCTCGATACCTACCATCAGCCGAACACCTACTTTTTCGATCCAGGTCAGCTTTCAAGCATGTCGCCGGGCAAGCCAGTGGCGTGGACGACGGATGAAAGTGTGGTCCAGGAGACAGGTGGTTCTTATAGAGCGATCCAGCTGCGGCTTTACCCGATACCAACAGCGCCGTACTCGGGCATCATCGGCAACATGCGCGTTGCGCGCCTGCCACTTACTGAGTTGAGCATTAGTAAGCCAGATGGTGTTCCTGAAGTCCCGACAGAACATCACATGGATATCTTAAACTGGGCGGCGTATCTGGCGCTGCGCGGGGTCGACCTCGACGTTGCTGGTGGTGGTGCGTGGGATCGCGCCAAGGAGTTTCGGGCTGCGTTCGATGACGCAGTCAAGGACATGCAGAGGGACGCACAGTCCAAGATGTTCCGCCCGTTGCAATGGGCTTTCGGCCGCAATGGGTTTAGCTACGAGAGGTACTGATCATGGCAGCGCTTCGACGCGGTATAGCGCATTACCAAGGTGGTACGGAGAATGCGACGACTTCAGATGCGACGGCAGCTCCACCTGCAACTACATCGCTACCGGTGACTTTTTCAACAGCGCCACCACCTGCACCAGCGCAAGGCACGCTTAGTAGGATCGGGAGCCTGTTCACCGGTAATTTTGGAGGGGTCGCGGCAGACCCGAACGCATCGCCGTTCATGTCGTGGCTTGCTGGAATAAACCAGACTGCGCAAACCGACACACGAGCACGAAATCTTGCTAGTGGGCCGTCTCTTGCTGAGAAAGCGTATACCGGTCTTTTTGGCAATCAAGCTACTGACTGGCCTGCGCTTCAGCAACGTGATGCTACGGCTAAAGTGCTAGGTGATCCGGTGGTGCAGCACACTCTTCGGACCAATCCTAGTATGTTGGCAAGAGCTGAACAGGACCCAGCTAAATTTGCGACAGTTGCTCAGCATCCAGATTTTCGTGCAGACATGGAGAAGGCGTTAGGAATTTCTAAGGCGGCAGCAGCAAATCCAAAGGCAACTCCGGACGAGATTAAGCCGACTGTAGATAAAGCGACTAACGCCAATGTTCACCCGGACGTAGCACATCAGGCTGTCGCGCCTCATAAATATACGAGAGAGGAGTTCATCAACACCTTCAGCAAGGTCCCGACAGAAACCTTCATGCAGTTATTTGGAAATCAACTTGCGCATGTTCGGACCCCGGAAGAGAAGGCAACGTCAATATTTTTTGACAAAATGCATGAGACGTACGCTGAGGCTAACCAGAAGGTTAAGGATATGGCGGCGGCAGACGCAGCAGCAAAGGAAAAAGGCCAACCTGCGATACACGATAGGTATGTGTTGTGGGGGAAGAATGCTTTCGATCAAGCAAAAGAAGAACGGGACAAAGCAATGAATGCCATTACGGAGGCGTTGAAGGCGAAAGCCGGAATATCCCAGAAAGGGTACTACATTCCAGGCCAACCATAGGTAAGAACGATGGCTGGGTGGTTTGACACTTATACTCCGCGGTTTGACAGTTACCTGCCGCCGTCTGAGCCAGGTACGTCGGTGTTGCCGACGCGAACGCTGCCGGCCGAGGTTCCTGCGACTGGCACCGGTGACTGGTTCACCTCCGGTATCATGTCTGGCTTTCATGGAGCGCTCAAGGAAGGAGCACGCGCACTTCAAGCTGGGGCCCAGATGACGGGTGCGTCTGATGTGGCCAAATCTCTTGCTGAATTTGCTGAAGCGCGCCACCGTGATGAGCAGTCGTATGCGCGCCCGGATTTGGAAGCTAGTCCTTGGTCGCCCACCGGGATCGCCTACAACATTGCGCGCATGGTGCCGATGGGGGTCACGGCGCTTGGTGGAAGCGCGATTGGAGCAGCATTGGCTCCAGAGGCTGCAGTGGGGGCAGCTGGAGCAGGGGCCGCAGCTTTAGCTGCCAGAGCAGCACCTGCGGTGTTGCCTCGTCTGTTGGGCGCTTCAGCAGCGACATATCCGTTTGTGACTGGTGCAAACGTCGAGCGGGAGATCAGTGAAACTGGCGAGCTTAAGCATCCAGGTAGGGCTGCGTTGCTTGGAATACCGGAAGCAGCTTTGCAAGGAGTGTTGCCTGGGAAGTTGCCATCGTTCTTTAAGGAAGGGATTTTATCAGGAGTTACGCATTCTGCAGCAGTGCAAGGCATTGCCGGTGGTGGAACTGAAGCACTGACCCAATTCATGGGTGATCCGAATCGTGGATTTGCGGATCGGGCAGGTGCTGTTGTGCACTCGGCTTTGAGCGGTGCGGCGCTTGGTGGAATCATTGGCGGTGCGTTTGGTGGTATGCGCGCGCTTACTGGAAAGCCAGCGGCACACGTAACTGATGAGGACCTAACTAAGAGTACTGATCAGGCGCTCATTCCTGAGGAGCGACGATTACCGGCACCGCGCACAGTGTCGACGCCATTGTCAGAGCGACCGGTACCAGGAGAGCCGGTTGCTGCGGGTCCGCCGCTGCAGGAGCTATCGCCGACAGAGTTGTGGCAACGATTTAACAAGGTGCAAGAGTCTATAAAGATCAATCCGCAAGATGTTGATGCGTTGGATGCTTCCCGGCTATTGGGGCAGGAGTTCACGCGGCGATCGGCGGAGATGGAGCCGGCACCTGCGATACCTGAACCGCCTAGGCAGATAGAATATCAGCCCGGTGTTGTCCCGCTCGAAATGCGAGGGCCGGTAAATGAGATACCGGCTGGTGAGATAGCTGGACGTATAGATGTCCTGAAGCCGCCGCGGACACAGGCAGAAGCCGAAGAACTTCGGCAGCTTGTGCAGGAGCAACAGCGACGTGCGGCTGAAGAAGCTGAAGCAGCTGCTGCGGCAACAGAGGCGTTGGGACAGCAACCAAAACAGCTACCTCCGCCTTCGCCTAAATCGGGGTCGCCGCCAGGGATTATTAAAGAAGGCGCGCCGCTGCATGAGATGGGCGCCACTGATCTAATGGGTCGGCTTCACTATGTGCAACAGTGGCTAGCTACTAATCCGGAAGACCCCAGAGCGTTACGAGCTAATGAGTTGTTGGGGCAGGAATTCTCGCGGCGAATGGAAGAGACGGCGAAGGCCGAACCTGCTGCGGCAGCTGCAGCTGAGCCTGCGGCAGCTGAGCCTGCAGCAGCTGAGCCTGCGGCAGCTGCAGCAGCTGCGGCAGTTGAACCTACAGTAGCTGAGCCTGCAGCTCCTGCGGCACCTCCTCCTGTATTGGATTTTACCAAGGGTGCGATCAAAGCAGGTAAAACATTGTACGACGCAGCAACGCCTGAAGCTAAGGCGACGATGCGTCAGCCGTTGATCGACGAGATTGTTAGGCGGGCAGGAGAGGGTAAAGACCCGACAAAGCTGCAGGCGAAATGGGCTGACAAACTTGATATCTGGGATGAGGTAGAGAAGGCAGCTTTAGAGCGGCCACCTGAAACGCCGCCCGGTGTAGCGCCAGAGGCTCCGGCTACACCAGTGACTGAACCCTTGGTTCCTCCAACATGGGAAACACCGGAGCGGGCAGCTCAACGAGAGCAACAGTCTGCCAGGGCTACGGAGGCTTTAGACAATTTAAGACAGACGCTGGACGAGACCAGGATTAAACCTCCACCACCCCCAGCTACTGCTGCTCCGATCAGGAGCGCAGAAGATCGTGCAACTGCGCTTAACGGAATTGCAGCGCATATTGATGCGCTTCCTGATTCAGAGATCAAGACCAAGTCTGCTGCCGAAGCAGAGACTGTGATGCAGATGTTACCGCGCGTTGAGGCAAATCCCGGTTTGGCTTTGTCGCTTAATGTCCGGTTGACGCGGCTGCGTAACCAGGTCGAGGCGGCTGCGCAACGGCCTGCTGAGGCCGCGGCATCTCCGGACCTGGCACCATCGCCGCTCGCCGAGGCGAAGCCTGCAGCGGTTGGCGATCTCGACGACCTAGCGACGAAGGCACAAGGTACGTTGTCTGGTTTGCGCAAGTTGTTAGGCCCCCGTGCAGCTGAGGCGATTGATCAGCACGAACAATGGTTAGCGTCTGCCAAGAAAGCGATAAGCCCGGAAGAGCAGGCTGAGGTTTTGAAGGCGGACCCAGAGAAGGATATCGACGCAGACAATCTTGGAGGTTTGACGCAACTTAGCCCGAAGATGCGGAAGCAAGTTGGTGACTATCTAGCGACACAGCATGAGGCAGTGCGCCAGGCGCTCCAGGCTGAATCTGGATCACGCGCGCGAGTGATCGCCTCACGTGATGGTCTGCCGGTGACACAGCTCGATGCCGATGTGGCGGACCTGCACCAGCGCGGTGTCCCGCTTACGGATGTCGCTGATCATATTATTGAGCACACTGCCGATCCGGAGCAGGCAGCGATCGTAGCGAAGCTCAGAGACTTTTTGCCGAAGGATGCGAAGACCGTTTTCCGGGATGGTGTTACCGACAAAGAAGGCGAGTACTTCACCAAGCAGAAGACTTCGGCGCTCTACAATGCGGCGGATGCTGCAACGACCGCCGTCCATGAGATGGCGCACGCAGTAATGCACCGGGCCTTGGAGGGCGACAGTGCTGCGGCAAAAGCCATGCGAGGCATCTATGATCAGCTCAAGGACAAGGGAGATCACGCCGGCATAACCGATGCGCATGAAATGGTGTCGGAGGCAATGGCCAATCCGACTTACCGTAGTTTCCTGAAGTCCCAGATGGTGAAGGGCACCAGTCTCTGGGATCGAATGATTGATACGGTGCGAGGTTTCATCGGCCTGGACCCTAGGCTGTACAATGCTTTCGATCGCATCATGTCGCATGGCGACGACTTGATGAAGGAACAGAGGGCGTATCCGAATGAGTGGTTGGGACCTGACAGCTACGCCAGAGTGACGAATAATGCGAGCGGTACTGCGGCAGCTGCTGCTGATGCGGGTGATAGGTCGTTAAGCGAAAAGCTTTTCAACGGCTCACTCAATGTCAAGGAGTTCTTGCGTGACATTGCACTTGGTTGGAATCCTGGTCAGTGGCTCGCTAGAAACCCGGAGTACAATAAACTCTCGCCTAATATACAGGCGCATGTTGATACGCTGTCGATGGAGGACCCTCGAAAAAAGCAGATAGGACGAGCGGCCATAGTTGCCGATCGACAATCGAGGGCGCTTCCTGCGGAAGGGCAGGAAGCTTTGAAGCAGCTCATGGCGGCGTCGACCTCCTATGGGTTCCATCCAGATCAAGGGATTGCTCAGTACATCGACGACATCAAAGACAACCCGACACGGGTGCGACAATTCCAGGCCGTCAAGGATTTGTGGAATGCGGCTGGTAACATCCCAGGTGTTCGAGAAGCGTACAACACGTGGCGCTCGACCATGTCGATGCTGGGACAGATGACCGCCGTGCATAATCTACAGGCATCAGAGCGCGCTGTTGGGTTGGCGACGGATGATGCGTTCAGGAAGTTCGACGGTCGTAGTGATCTGACCAACCAACCGAAAGAGGGCGAAAAATTCTGGCAGAAGGAATTGAACGACAGGATCGCAGCCAACAAGGAATTCAACAAACAACTGACTACTCAGAAGGCTGCGATAGATACACAGCTTTCTGAGATAGAGTTCAAAAAAGATTATCCGAAGGAGCTTGTACAGCAGCAAGCCAAGCTGGGGTCTCAGATCGAGACGCTTACTGAGGCGATTAAATTGGCGGAAGGCGAACAGAAGCGGATGCTCAAGGAGCCGTACTTCCACCTTGGGCGCAAGGGAGATTATTTTGCCACGGGCAAGCTGATTACGACGCCGGGCGTGGTTGACCCGGAAACCGGGAAGAGTAAGCCGGTAGTCGATCAAGCTGTGCTCGAAAAGTTCGCCGATCATTTGCAGAAGAACGGCATCAACGATGTGGCGATCATGCAGGGCAACCAGCATGGTACGTTCTACACGCGCGTGGAAACTCCTGCCCAGTTGGGTGCGCTACAAAAAGTGCTGGAGGCTGCACAGAGCGAAGGGTTGCTGTCAAAGACAGACCCGTTAAAAACCGGCAAGATATTCGACCCGCATGTTTTCAACAGAGTTGCCACACAAGCGACGCAAGATGTCATCGAGCGGCTGCGAGCAAACCGCCCGGTAGCTCCTGAGGGAACAGACCAGGCTGCATTGGATAAGGCACATTATGAGTCGATACAAGATTTGCAGCGTACGCTTTTGAGCATGACGCCCGAGACATCAATGAATCGGTTGATGGCGCATCGGCAGAATGTACAAGGCTTCAGCAAGGACATGCTGAAAAGTCAGGGATACGCGGCAGACGTTTCGGCGTTCAGTCTTGCTCGTCGGTCACTGTCGCATGAGGTCAGCGCAGCAGAAGCTGGCATGCTGAAAGATGTCGAGAAAGCCAACAGTACTGATGGTGTTCCTCTGAACACAAGGTTGGGTCTCGCGGATACGGTAGAGGAGTTGATGCGTGGGCAGCGGCTCAGGCAAACTTACGTACCCCCAGATTGGAAAAGTGGACTTCGTCAATTTACCAACTTCCTGCATATCGGGATGAGCCCGGCGTATGTTCCGATGCAGTTGAGCCAGCTGGCGATGACTGGCGCTCCGGAGCTTGCCAAGCTGCAGGGCTCCGGTCTTGCTGGTTACGGTCCAGCGTTTGCGGCAATGACGCGGGCAGTGGCGCCGACTATGAAGGCTCTTGCTGCAACAGTTCGAAGTCCGGATGGGCTGACGGCTGGGATCACACGCGAGGGTCTAGAAAAAAGTACGCTCACACCAGCGCAGATCGATACGATCATGGGGATGGAGCTGCGGGGGTCGTTGGGATCGTACACTGCGTCAGTAAGCGAGCATCCAGCATTGACCGGTACGATGCTGAAAGCGGCAAACACGCTGGGCACGTATGCCGATCTTGCTCCTAGAGTGATCATGGGCCTTGCTGCCGATGAGCTTTACACGGCGAAAGGTCACCCCACACTGTCGCGAGAACAATTCATCGACCGCGCGATTGGTGACAGCCAGGGTTATTACAGTGCGGCTCTTGGCGCACGGCAGATGGGTAGAGCCGGTTTCCTTGGTTCTTACACGCCGATGACCATGCAATTCCAGACGTGGAATATCAATCTGGCCAACAAGCTTTACCATGAGGTGTACGACGCATTCAAAGGCGATCCGCAGACGCGGAAAGATGCTCTTACGTGGCTGGGTGGTCATGCGGCAGCAACGACAATGTTGGCTGGTACGTTGGGGCTGCCGGCAGTGTCGGTAATGGCTTCAGTCTACGACAAGTTCATGAACTCGGTTACGGGCCGCGATGATCACGACATAACGGCATCGTATCGTGGTTTCCTCGCAAACCTGTTCGGCAAGGACATGGGTGAGATCATCGCTCGTGGGTTGCCGCGTGCAGCAGGGATGGACTTTGCGAACTGGGGTGAAGGAGAAATCATACCCGGTACGGCAAGTCTGAAAATCTTCACCGAGAAACGTAAGTGGGAAGATGTGGAGAAGGACTGGTTCAAGTCCATGGGCGGGCCAGCACTTGACCAAGGGTTTCAGCTGTTCAAAGCGGCAGGGGATATCATGAACGGCGATTTCCTCGAAGGCTTGGGCCGGATGGCGCCTGGACTGGTTAGCGGACCGATGAAAGCTTACAGGCTTGGTCGTGATGGATTTGTCGACAATCAAGGGCAGAAGCTGCCGATGAGTCCGAGTGCTCTCGACTACGCGCTGACCGCGATGGGTCTCAAGCCGCAGAAGCAGGCTGAGTACCAGGAGGTGGCTCGGGAAGAATCTGGACTGCGCGCCATGCGCCAGGCGAGTTCGGCGAACATCAGCCAGCATCTAAGGCAGGCGGTGGCGCAAGGCGACCAAGGGTCGTTCAACGAATGGATGGCTGAAGCGCAGCGGTGGCAGGTAGAGCATCCTGGCATGTTGCCGCCGCAGGCCAGCTTCATACGATCGCTTCAATTGCACCAGCAGCATCTCGCGCAGGCGCGATCGACAGGTCTACCGATTGGGGTACAGCCGCGGGATATCGCTGGTCGCGGGATGCTTCAGTACGGCAACATACCGATACAGTGATGGCACAACAACCCGGTGTTCCGCCCCCAGAAGTTGGCAAGGTCCTGAATAGTTGGACCGGGCTCAAGAATACGCTGCAGCCGGAACGACTGGACCCTAAGGATTTGGTCCGGGCCAGGAACGTCGTCTTGGATGATACCGGGCAGCCATCCCGGCGGCGCGGCTATAAGTTGAAGCTTCGTGGCAATGTGCACTCGTTGTTCACATCGTACCAGGGAGTTGTTCTTGGGGTGGTCGACAGCGAACTTAGCGTCATCAACCCGGATTACTCCCACCAGCCGCTGGTGTTCATCGGCACGGACCCGGCCGCCGGCATGCTGCCGCTGGCTTATGCCCAGGTGGGTGATCTGGTCTATTACGTGGGTGAGATCGACCGTGGCCTGGTGAGCCTCCCTGAGCGCAGCTGGGGCCCGTGGGGCGATCCGGATGACCTCTGGCTCTCTCCGGTGGTCAACCCGACAGAGACGCTGCCAGCGATCGCCGGGCGGCTGCTGAAGCAGCCACCGCACGCGACCTGCATCACCTATTACAATGGTAGGCTCTATCTTGGCCGAGGCCGTACGTTGTGGGTGACTGAGTTGTATCTCTACAACTACGTTGATGCGACATCCGGGTACAAGCTGTTCGAGGCCGATATCACCATGCTTGGGACGGTGACTGACGGCATCTACGTCGGGACAAAAGAAGGTCTTTGGTTCCTGACCGGGCCGACCTTTGCTGAGATGAAGCGTACACGGGCCATGGACTCAGGGGTGATCCCCGGCTCCATGGTGGACATCCCTAGTGAGCTTGCGAACCCGCCTCAAGTGCCGCTCATGGCAACGACACCGATCGAATCAGGGATCATGTTCATGACGACCACGGGTGTTTGCATCGGGATGGACGCTGGCAAGACGGCTAACATGACGGAGACTAAGTACATTTTCCCGAATTCGGTGGGTGCTGCAGCGCTGTTCCGCCGGCAGGATGGGGTGAACCAGTACATTGCTGCATTGCAGAACGGAGGTTCGCCGACGCAGAATGCGGCGATCGGTGACCACCTCGATGTCACGATCATCCGTGGTTCGGGGTTCCCGAACGGGAGACCATAAACGATGGACCGACCTACGATTGGCGATGGCGACTATGGCTCACTGGTGCGGCTCGTGCAGGAGTGCCTGTTGTGCGAGTTGGATGGCTCGTTCGGCCCCGAGACCGAGAAGGCTGTGAAGCGGTTCCAGGACAATCATAATTTAGACAATGATGGAATTGTCGGGCCGGCGACGTGGGCCAAGCTCACCGAGGTCTACGATCTGGGGCCTTATCCGGCGCCGATGCTTCGGCCGTTGCCGCCCTCTGTGATCGACGAGATCGAGACGACTGCGGCCGAGAGCGACGTCGCTGACCTGATCTGGGGTGGCCCAGAACCGCGAGGGGAAGCCCCGCTGGGCTACATCAAGGGCATGGCGCTGGCCTACGCCACGTGTGTTCGCAAGTTCCAACAGGGCGACATGACGGCGCACGAGATAGCCAAGGCTGAGACTGGCGACAGCGAGCACGACGCGCTAGCGCTCTACCGCAGTCAGTTCCAGAAGATTGGCATGAGCAACGGCGTCGCCGGTCGTGGGGTTCTGCGATCGGTGTTCGTGTTCTTGCTCGGGCTCGGGATGCAGGAAAGCTCAGGCCAGCACTGCTGTGGCCGCGACCAGAGCGCGGGCTCGTCGTCGCAGTCTAGCGACACCTGTGAGGCCGGGCTGTTCCAGACCAGCTGGAATTACCGTGTCTGCGCCACCGACGCCGAGACGCTGTTCGACGAGTACTGTCATGCGTTGGAGCGGTCTGAGTCACAGTGTCAGCTGGCGGCGTTCGAGGACGACGTGAGCTGCGACGAGGACGACTGGGACAACTACGGCTCGGGTACGGGCGCGCAGTTCCAGGAGCTGACCAAGGTCTGCCCGGCCTTTGCAGTCGAGAGCGCGGCTGTCGGGATTCGTAATCTGAGGAAGCACTGGGGGCCGATTGGGCGCATGGAGGTCCAGATCATGTACGAGGCCAAGGTGCTGTTCATGGAGATCGATGAGATTCTAGGTGCCGGCGAAGCTGTCGCCTAAGCTACCAGGGAAATGCTAGGCGGAACTGGGAAGTTCACAAACTTGGAGGGGATGACGGTGATTTCGCCGATATTCTGGACGCTGACGGAGCCATCAGAAAGCATGGCCCGGACCTCGTACCGGTAAGTGGTTAGGGCCAACCCTGCCTGCTGGTCCGGGGTGATCTCGAACAGGTAGGTGCCCGCGGTGGGGGGTTGGAGGATCGCACCATCGGTTGGCGTTGTCAGGTCGAAGATCACCGAATTGCCCAGTGTGATGCGCAATTGTATGGTGGCTCCGGTGAGGTCTTCGATATTGCCGTTAGCGTCCCGGACGTAGCCGGAGATGACCCAGGTTTCGCCGATGTAGAAGGTACCGCTCTGCCACATGCTCATGGTCTAACCTCAGGAGGGTTTCCGATGTTGCCGATTCCTCGCGCACAGCCGCTGCTGGTTCCCGATCGGCGATTGCTGGTACCTGTCCGGCAAGTCATCGGCGGGCGCTTCCTTGGGAAAATCATCCGGGACAAGCGGGTGATCGACGAGTTTGAGTGCAAGAACATCGTTGTCAACCAGGGACTTAACTACCTCCTGGGGGCTGCGCTTGGTTCTCAGTCGGTGGTGAACAACTGGTTCATCGGCCTGTTCTCCAATAATTACACCATTCTGGCGAGTGATACAGCGGCCACGATCGCGGCGAATTCCGGCGAGGTGACGCAGTACACCGCCGGGACCCGGCAATCCTGGCAGTCGGCGCCTCCGGCGAGCCAGTCAATTACCAACGCAACGAATCAGGCGTCGTTCACGTTCAACGCCACACTGAACGTCTATGGTGCGTTCCTGATCTCGTCTTCGGCGATCAACGGCACCAGCGGCACACTGTTCTCTGGTGCACAGTTTGGCTCCCCCAAGTCGGTGGTCAGCTCGGACATCCTGCAACTGACGTACACCTTCACCGCGGCGTCTGCATAATAGGAGGCCACCATGGCTGGCGGGAAAGGTTCGACGTTCGACAACGATCTTCTCAAGCTGATCTTCAACGGCGTCGGGATCGCCGGTATCGCAGACAACGCGGGCTCGGCTCCGCTGACGAGCCTGTTTCTTTCGCTTCACACAGGTGATCCTAGTGCAGGTGGGGCCCAGACTACCAGCGAAGCGACTTATGGAAACTATACTCGAATGCCGGTGACACGTAACTTGTCGGGCTTCACGGTGTCGGGCAACGCAGTGACGTTGACGGCGGCGGTGATTTTCCCGACCGCGAGTAGCGGTAGCGAGAATGAGACTTTTGCTGCGGTTGGCACAAACGTAACTGGAAGCGGTAAGATTTTGTACCGCGGGCCGATCACACCAGCTCTCAACATAACGACCGGCATCGCGCCGCAACTCACAGCCGGGACGACCATCACGGAAAGCTGACGTGGGAGGATTGTGCAGTGTTTGCCTTCGGCGACAGCTTCGATCTTTATACAGCACCAGCTGACTTGGTGGCTGGCTACTGGGATGTTGGCGGCTCACAAGGTAGTTTGAGTTTTCCGCCTGGTCGTTTCGCTGGTGGTCAAGGTCTCCAGGTCTTTCCCAATAATTCGATCAGCAAAGTGTCTGGGTCGAACGATGCTGTACATCATTTCGTGCTCGCTTTTCAGCAGACGGTTGCCTTATCTGGTACGACGTTAGGCTTTATAATCCAGTTAGCCGATGGCGCGACCAACCAGTGCTGCATCGTATTTCGTTCCGATGGAGCAATCCTGCTTACATCCGGGGCTTCGACTGGGACGATACTCGCTACGTATGCAGGCGCGATAACAGCTGTCGGCCAATGGTTCGTGTTTGAGATTGAGGTTGTCATCAACAACACAACCGGTTCGGTCACGATCCGAAAGAACGGCAACACCGGTACGCCGGATTTCACAGCTACCAGTCTCAACACACGTAACAGCGCCAATAATTACGCGAACAAAATAACCATCGGTGCTGGCACGACTTCAGTTAGCAACCATTTGGCTGATGACTTCCTCTGGCGCAGTGACCCGTCTTCGGTGCCGTGGGTTGGCGACATTCGCTGTTATACGCGGATGCCGGTGAGTGACCAGAGCGTGCAATTTACCAAAGCAGGGGCACCGTCACAAAGCATCAGTGGCACAATCGGGATATACAATGCTTGGGCGGCAAACGCTGCTCACTATTTTAGCTTTGTGCCAACTTACTCTGGTCAGATTGCTGGCGCGACTTGGAACACAGGTTCAGGATATAGCGGCACTGGTAACGTAAAATTCGCCATCTATGCTGACAATGGTGGCGTACCTGGAGCGTTGCTCGCAACGTCTTCCCAGATAACCAATCCAGCCGTTAATACCCAGGCAGTTACGTTCCCGTCGCCGGCAACTGTGGTCGCTGGACAAAAATATTGGTGGGGAGAGAACCAAGACTCTGCTTCTCTTAGCGCAGCTGTTCAGAATGTCTCAGGGAATGAAAGCATCCAAGTTAATAACACTACCTACGCGGGCTGGCCAGCATCGAATCCCAGCATGAGCGGCGCCACCTTCAACAATAACCAGCACGGTTTTGTGGTCAATTTTACATTTGTCCTCAATGCTAACTGTGTATCCGAAGCCCGACAAGACGGTACCACCTCCTACGTTTTCGATAGTGTCGTCGGCGACAAAGACTTCTACGGTATCGCTGCTCGTAACTCTCCTGCGCCGCCTGCCACAGTAGTTGCTGTCACTACTCGTGGCTTCATGCAGCGCTCCGATGCTGGTTCGCGCGTAGCAGCGGTGCAAGTCAAGTCAGGCGGCACTACAGTGCAATCAACACCGACTCAGCCAGCCAGCGGCAGCTTCTCATGGCTCTACCGTACTGATCTCACCAACCCGAACACGAGCGCAGCATGGGCACCTTCGGCGGTCGATGCCGTTCAGGTCGGGCCATGCATTGTAAGCTGATACGATGGCAACGAACGCGAATGTAACGCAGGTTAGCGTCGAGGAATTCGCGTCGATCGTTCCGCCTCAGCTCTGGCTCACCCAGACCGCGGTCGAAGAATGGGCGATGGTGGTGACCTTGCGGTCGGCCATCGCCCAGATGGACGGCCAGTCCGATATGGCGGCCTCTGGCAACGTCTTCAGGACCATGAGCGCCGCCCAGATGGACGGCCAGGCGGATGTGCAAGCCGCTGGTGCCGCCCATGCCGTGGGCGCGGCCAGGATGGACGGCCAAGCCCAGATGCTGGGCGTCACCGTTGTTACGACCTCTGGTGCTGCCCAGATGGACGGCCAGGCGGATATGCAAGCCGCTGGCGCCGGTCTAGCCGTGGGCGAAGCCAGGATGGACGGCCTGGCTCAGGCGGAATTCAACAGTGTCGATTTGGTGAAGGGCGCGGCCCAGATGGATGGCCGTGGCTCAATGGTTGCGATCAGTGTCGAAGGTGCTGGTATCGCTGAGATGGACGGCGAAGCTTCGGTAGCTTTTACTTCGCCGCATTATTTCACGGCTAATCTGTTCAGCGGCATTGTCGGCGGACAATCTACGTCGGTTCGCATGACCTACAATGTCGTTATGCCGCAAGCTTTTGTTGGCGGCGCGATTATGAAACCAAAGGTTCGTTACCACCTAGCTCTTAGCAATGCGCTTAATTGGTCTAGCGACATCAGCTTTAAGATGAGGTTTGTAAAGGTAATGCGGGAGGTCGCTATCATGCTGACCCCCAGCGTGGCGCCTCATACCCAGTTCCACTACACCTTTACTTTCCCGATCGGCGTGCAACCGACGCTGACTTCGAAGTATCGTGTGGTTCGTAACCTGGCGCAGAATATAAACGTAAGCCAGACTACGCTTCCAAAGTTCATCTGGGGCCGGGCGCTGACGGAGGCGCTCAAGGTTTCTGCTTCCTTAGATGCGCACGGGATGTACAAGGCATCTTTGGCGCAGCTGCTCAAGCTTGGTGAACTCAAAGGTCTCAAGCTCCGTCATCCTGTCACCCTGAATCAGGAGATCGATCTATCCCATGTGCTGACTGGCGGGATCAGCCTTAAGCTGCTGCAGAAAATTCTGGCGACAGGCACGGCGTCGCCAGGGGTTGCTTATCATCTCGGGCTCACCAGTCGGGTACGTGTTGCTGATTTCATCGACAAGCTCTTCTTTGCAATACTGACACAGCTGTTCACTGCGCACGATGTTCCTACGCATGCGTTTACTGCGATCGGTTCTCTGGATCAGCTGCTCACCATTCACCCGACGTTCAATAACAAGCTGGTCTTGAAGCTCGTCGGAAACATCCAGGTGAGCCCCGAGCAGCTGATAAGCATGATCTATGCGGGCGACCCGCTCCTGGATGGGGTGCTCATTGACGCGCTCTACATCAGCCCTTCTGGAACGACGACAGCCTGGGCGGTGAACACCAGGACCGCGGCGGTCACTGAGTATCTCAACTATAATTTTAATTCGTTTGCGTTGTTGGGCGACCGGTATGTTGCAGCTGGCCCCGATGGGCTCTATGAGCTGGACGGTGACACCGACGATGGCGCGCTGATCATTGCCGATCTGATGGGTGGGTACCTCCAACTCAACGAAAAGAAGCTGTTCGGCATCAAGGGTGCGTATGTCGCGATCCGTGGCGGCGGTCGGTTCTATCTTAAATTGGTCGCGGGTGACGGGCGCGAATACGTCTACGAACTTAGAGCCCAACCGAATCTGATGACAACGAAAGTCAAGGTGGGAAAAGGCATCAGCACGACTTACATGGCCTGGGAGCTTATCACCGAGGGCCAGGATTTCGACCTCGACTCGATCGAGTTCATCCCGATGACGAGAGGAAGGAGAGTGTGACATGACAAAAGGTCTGTTGTTCTGGGTGATCTGGGTCATCTGTGTGCTGGTCTGGGCCGGTGTCAACTTCGGCGGCTTCGGCAACATGCGCCCCTATACCGGTGGCGGCGTGATCGAGTTCATCCTGTTCGGTTTGCTGGGTTGGCAGGTATTCGGTCCCGTCATCCGTGGGTGATCTGTGCCGGATGTTGAGCGACCGCCTGGATGGGTGCCGGTTGATCAGGGCGTCGGCCAGGTGCCGATGTCAATCACCACGAGTGTCGACGCTAGTAATGTGGCGTCGCCGCAGGATGCCAATAAGCCGGCCACTGAAATAATCCGACAGAACCAACCGGTCATCAACAGGTTCGTTTCAATTCAGCGGCAACAGATCGAGATTGGAGGGCTCGATATCCATAGCTCCATACTCCCCCTGAAAGACATGTCTGTTTACTACAGTTATGTGCAGGGGCGGGAGAAGATGCACTATCACATCGCTCCGCAAGTTGAAGCAGCGCCAGAGATACCGCAACCGGAAGCACTACCGGAAGAAGCACCGAAGCCACCAACACCGGAAGAGCCGCCAGAAGTATCGCGACCACCAGACCTAGAGGCGAGAGTGCCGACGCCGGAGGGATCGCCAGCGGAGCCGGAAGTGGAGCTACCGCCAGAAGAGAGGCCGCCGGAAGAGGAGAAGCCGCCAAAAGAAGAGGAGTTGCCAGAAGAGGAGAAGAAGGAAAAGAAGGAAGCGCCAGAGTTCCTGGAAATAGACATGCCGTGCTTCTTGCCGGTTGAGTTTGGTGATGGCGCTGGTGATCCGTAGGGAGTGGCCTGATCATGGCTTGTGCTAGCTGTAAGGAACGCGCTGAGTTGCTCATGAGGGCGCGCGAAGCTTATCAACGTGGCGACATACCGGAAGCCCAGCGGCTTCTCAGGGAGATGTTTGGAACTGTAGTGAAGGACGTGGACAAGCACGTCTCGATGGTTATCCACGGTCTGCTGTCAAACAAACCGAAGTAACCGCCATGAGTTATCTGACTACTCCAGACCTCCCAGAGTTCAGTAAGGCGGTCATCTCGTTCTGGTTCAAGGCACCGCAGGCGGCGCTAGATGCTGCGCAGGCGGAATCGGATCAGGACCTAGGAGACGCGGACCCGCCGCCACTTTGGGGACTTGTACCGCTTCTTGTTTTTGGGAAGGAGGGGACAGGCAACAGCAAGGTCGAGTCGAGCAATTCAGCTGATCCGCACACGGAAGTCCATAGTTTACATTCATGCGCTACGGTCAACGCTACTCGTAGCGGCGGTTGGCCTACAGTTTGCGTATCTTGGGAGAATGAATGCTCTGATAGCTCTTACGAAACCACCTGGAGCGACGTCACGGTTAGCTATTCGGCTACACCCGGTAAACCCACAAACCCTTCGTTCATCGCAATAGACGGAGGTGGGCGTCTACGAATTAATTTCGAATCTACCAAGATGGGAGAGGTCTCGGGGTTCTGTGGTCTGACTAAGGGTTCGAGTGATCATACCACAGGTGGGCATTCTGATTTGTGTTGCCACTACCCAATCACGGGTGGATGCGGAGGTGGCAGCGAGTGTGTCACCGATCCGTTGCCCGGCACTTTCTGGGGCATGATGTTTTGGGTTTTTGGGCTGATAGGGCTGGTAATGCTTACAGCAGTTGCTGACCAATGCGAACTTGGCGGCGGCGGTGGCGGCGAATTTGTTGAAGGGAAGTCTGAGTACGGACCTGTTCCTGTCGATTTTGGCACAGGCGCACTCAACGTCAGTCTGCCCAAAGAACAAGGAGACCAACCTTTAGCTGGTGATAAGTGGCATCATGTCTTGATTTCTGTCGACATGACTGAGGGGGCTGTAGCGTCTGGTGGTGGCGGCATCAGCGCATCGTGCACCATGTATGTCGCCATAGACGATAAAAACTACAAGACAGGCAGCTACCCTCTTGAGGGCACCAACAAGGTCGTCCCCGGAGGTGCTGCAGCAGTTACTGGTATGCCTGGAGGGGAGAATTGTGGGCCGGGGAGCTACTCGCTCACCAGCATGTCTGTGCCTTCCGCCCCGGTAGGCATCCCGTCAGTAGAAAAATACGTCGATCGCATTCGCAAGGTTCAGATGGCCGAGTTGCTGTTCTTCACGGGTGTCACGCTCGACACCAGCGAAGAGCAGAACCGTCGTCATTTCATCAGCGGGCCGGACAAGAACGGATTCCAGCGTCCGACCAACACACCGATGCTCATTGTACCTATGCGTAAATTCGCCTTTGGTGATCCTGCGACCTGGGAACCTGGCGCTGACAACCCTGCCTGGGCCCCCCCGCTGTTCGACCCCAGCATCATGCCTACCGGGATGAAGGGACTGGGTACGGCCGACATCGACTTCACAAAATGCCAATGGAACTGGCAGATGGGACTGAATCTGGGTACTCTTCGTGGCAAGGTTAACAGGACCGGGAAAATCAAGGCGTTGGTTCCTCCAATAGATGAACAGCCTAAGATACAGGCCAGTGGAGGCGGAGCTTAGATCATGCCGTACGTAGCACCGATCGTATGGGGCGACCCGTCGTACATGTTCCAGACGTCTGCGCAGCTGGTGAGCCTTGCCGAGGCGTACATCCAGTCACTTCAGGCGCAGGCTGGTCAGCTGGTGCCCCCCTCGATCAACGTGAACTTTCCGACCGTCACCACACCTCCGTTCCCCGGGCTCGCGGTTCCGCCCCCTCTGGTAGACGTGACCTGGACCGTTCCGAATCAGCCCCCGCCGTTCAACGGACAGGTGGACCTGTCCGGCATCACCATCCCGCCATTCACGGGCCAAGCACCGACGCTCAGTTTCGGCGCCGCCCCCGTGCCGTTCGCGGGCACTGTGCCCGACGCGCCGACCACCAACCTGGATTTCGTCTACCCAACCGTCTCGGTGGTGATGCCAACCCCGCCGGCATTGATGACGCTTGGCACGGTGAACTTCCCGAACATCGTGATACCACCTTTCGTCGCGGACGTGCCGAGGTTCACCGCTGCAGAACCAGGGCCGTTCAACTACATCCCGGTCGCGCCTTACACTTCGAAGCTTCTGGAGGACCTCGAAGAAGACCTCGATCTGGCGATCACCGCCGGGGAGTACACACATCTCAACAAGCAGGCCCAGCAGGCGTTGTGGGACGCCGGCCGCGAGCGCGAGTACAAGCAGCAGGCCGCGGCGCTCTCCGAGCTGAACAGGATGGAAGTGCTGGGCTACGCTTTCCCGCCCGGCGCGTTCGTCGACGCCAGAATCAAAATACAGACTGAGACAAATTATACGATCGCTGGCTTGTCCCGCGACATCATGACGAAGCAGGCCGAGCTGCAGCTCGCCAACATCGTCAAGGCGCGCGAGAACGCAACCACCCTGGAAGGCCAGCTGATCCAGTACGCCAACCAGAGCGCACAGCGTGCATTCGACGCTGCCAAGTACGCCACTGAAGCGGGGATCGCGCTCTACAATGCGAAGGTGCAGGCGTACACCGCCGCGCTGGAAGGGTACAAGACTCAAGCGCTGGTCTACGACACCCAGATCAAGGGGATCATGGCGCAGGTCCAGATCACCCAGGCGCAGATCGAATACGAGAAGACCAAGGCCGAGATCAACACTGCGCTGGTCAAGCAGTACGAGGTCGAGGTCCAGGCTCAGATGGCGGTCCTGCAGATTTACAAGACGCAGGTGGAGATCATCCAGACCCAGGCGCAGGTCGAGAAGATCAAGGTCGAGATTTACGGCGAGGAGATCAAGGCGTTCGTCGGTCGGATCAACGCCTATACGGCCGAGGTCGAAGGCTACAAGGCCGGCGTGGAAGCGCAGGCTACGATCGAGCAAGCATACAAGACATCAGTTGATGCGTACACCGCCGAGGTCAACGCCGGTGTGGCGCAGATCAACGCCCGGGTCGCCGTATTCCATGGCCAGGTGGAAGCTTTCCAGGCTCAATTAGCCGGCTACGATTCTGCCATCAAGGGCATGGTTGGTCAGGCTCAGGCTGCATCCGCGTTCAACACTTCCGAAGCGGAGGTGTTCAAGGCCCAGGTCGCGGCGATGCAGAGTTACAATGAGGTGCTGACCAAGCAATGGGAAGCGATCCTAAGCGAGCAGGTGCAGATCACGCAGCTTGGAGTGTCTACTGCCAAGGCCAACGGCGATCTCTACATCGCAGCACGCGGGCTCTCACTCGATGCTTCCAAGGTGGGTGCGCAGGTTTGTGCGCAGCTTGGTGCTGCTGCACTCGGGGCGATCAGCTGGCACAACAGCTCGCAGTGGTCGTCGAACATGCAGACCAGCGATGGCAACAACATCAACACCAACACCGGCTACAATACCAACTTCAACACCAACACCGGCAACAGCCACACCACAAGCAGCAACCAGAACTTCAACCAAAACGATAGCAACAGCAACAGCAACGTAAATAGCAACTCCAATTCCAACTCCAACAGCAACGTCAACTCGAACACGAACTCGAACAGCAATGTGAATTCGAATTCGAACACCAACTCGAACTCCAACATCAACAGCAACACGAACTCGAACAGCAACATCAACTCGAACACGAACAGCAATTCGAACATTAACTCGAATACAAACGCGAACAGCAACGTCAACTCGAACACGAACTCGAACAGCAACGTCAACTCGAACTCGAACAGCAACGTGAACTCGAATATCAATTCGACGTCCAACAATACCAACACCAACATGAACTCAAGCGTGTAGGGACGACTGCCATGCCCTATTACGATCCCAGTTTCGAAGCAAAGCTGAATCGCAAGTACGACATCCTTGCCGAGGAAGCTGCGGCTAGAACCAAGTCAGCCAGTGCCGACTATATGCGAGCCGAGACTGACGCCAAGTCGTTGCCGCAGTATCGGGCAGACTTGGGTTACCATGCTCGCGGGGCGGGCCAGCTTAATCTTGAGCAAGCGGCTACCCTGGCTGCGAAGCGGTACATGGACCCTGATTTGCTGGGCCAGTTGTTTGACTCTGGGCGGCTACCTGGCCTAGGCGGGGCCAATGCAGCAACACCCGGCACAGGAGCGCCCGGTGCAGGAGGACAGCCCGGTGGAGTGCCTTCAACAGCAGGGCCTCCGCCGATAGTATTTCAAACGATGCCGGGTTCAGCAGCAGCAGCACAACCAGTAGTATCTCCGACATCTACAGCAGCATCTTCAACGGCTGCAGATACAGTCCAACCTGCGAGCGTTCTATCGCCAGAGTCGCTAGAGAACATGTCACCGGAAGAGTTGGCGACGTGGACGAAAACCGCAGCAACGCCGCAGGGAGTGCAAGGACCGACAGCACCAGCAGGAGCAGAAGCGCAGCGAAGATTAGCTGCAGCACAAGCTCGAATGCCGTCATTGGTAAGACCGACTTCGGTTACTACAACCAAAGCACCGGCGACGACTCCGCTTTACAGCACTGGCTTCCGAAGAGGTATTCCCGACGTCAAGCCGCGTGGCTACGCGGAGGGAGATGCGGATGTTCTCCTGCGGCGCCCACTGTTTGGTGTTCCAGCCCCACGCGGTGGCGTAGGCGGCGCTGGCGCGCCCGGCAGTACGCTGCCCGGCGGCACGCTGCCACCTGGCGGGCCCGCGCCTATGCCCATGCCAGCGCCCATGCCCATGCCCGGGCCCGCGCCCGAGGGGCCCATGGCCGGGCCTCCGGCCGCGCTCGCTGGCCCCGGGGTTGGTACGCCCTGGAATCCAAATGCGGGGTACGGCATAGAAAATCTTGGTGGAATTGTTGATGCGACTCTCAGGATGGTCAACCCGGAGAAGTTCAACGCGGCGCTTCAGACTTTTCGTCCTTCGGAGAACATCGAGGATCGCCGCTTCAATGATCCCACCCAAGGACCTCAAGGCGTCTTAGGCACAGCAGCCAATGTCGCTAGCGACATTGGCGGCCGAATTGCCAGCGGTGGCCAAGCGCTCGCCTCCGATATCTGGAAGGCGGTAGCTGGCGATCGCGCCGCTCCCGGCAGCTTGGCTGAACAGGCCGGCTACAACAGCCGCGACCTTCAAGGGGGGCAGCCCACCGCAGGCGGCATTGTAAGCCAGTTTATAAGCGGTCTGGGTAATCTGTTTGGCGGCGGCGCTACAGCAGCGCCCCTGACAGAATCGCCGGTGTTTAGTGGTGGCGGCGGCTCGCTCCCCGGCGGTGATGTCGGATCAGAGGAGTACGGCTATCGAAAGGGCACCGCGAACGTCAAAGGCAAAAGCAAAGGCGACAAGGGTGGTGGCCCACCCAAAGGGCTTGAGGCGATACTGCCGCTCCTGGCTGCAATGCAGGGCGGCGGCGCCGGTGGACCGCCGGCAGGTCCGCCAGCAGGTCCGCGACCGGCTCCGGGGATGAAGAAAGGCTCTGCCGACGTCAAGGGCACCAAGGGCGCCAAGGGTCTCAAGAAAGGCTCTGCCAACGTCAAGGGCAAAGGGAGCAAGGGAAGCAAGTCCGATGACCAGCCGCCTGAGGGGCTTGAGGCGATACTGCCAGCGCTCATGATGGCAGCGAAGGGTGGTGGTGCTGTCGGCCCGCAAGCGGGTCCGGGTCTCCCTCCGTCCATGGGACCGGGCGCCGCCGCGCCACCCGGCTTCGCATATGGTACGTCGAATGTGCGAGGATATGCGGCAGGCGGAATGGTACCTCCGATGCCTGACACTACGCCTAATACAGGTCCTGGCTCTCTTCCATCTGCACCGGCAGTACCACTGCCTTATAGCCCGCAACAAGGTGCGGCTATGTCGAATGACGCGGGTGCTTCTCGAATCATGCCCAGCAACCCGGCAGCAGCACAACCACTGGGGACATCACCCTACGATCAGCAACGTGCATCACCATCAGCATTCGCGACTCAGGAGCTTGCCAGGGGTACACCCACCGTGCAGCCACATCCGAACTATCCGTTCGGCGCCGGCTATCTGTTCGGTGCGAACGAAGTACCGGGGCAGGGCACTGGGAAGACCGACACAGTACCGGCGATGCTGGCACCGCACGAGGCGGTGCTCAACAAGGCAGCTGCCGACATACTGGGGCGAGGTCTCATTGCGGCGCTGAATGCCCAAGGAGTGAAGCAGATGGGGATGGGCCGCGGCGCTACGTCTTAGGTTTGAACTCGACGATCCTCCTGGCGTCGTCAGGTCCAGGTACGTTTGGGACGGCGATCGGTGACGTCGTCTTTACCGGGATCACAAAGCAAGCGATTGGGTTGCTGAAATTTCGAGGCTCTGCGCGCATTCGCTTTTTGGTGGACGTGTGCGAGATGAGCCCGCTCGCCTTGAGGCGATTGAGTATGCCACTGTAATCGTGATGATGTTTGTTGCAGTATTCCCGGAATGGCCCGATGCGTACGTATACTTCTGTCTTGTTGATTTCGTACCGTGCCTTGATCTCAAAGTGAGGTGGCATGTACAGCACCTCAACTTCACCCCTGGAATTTCGATCAACGCGGCACATGCTCGGATTGATCTCCTCCAGGTACTCATTGAGGATGGCGTCTGGTGTTGTGTGTTCTCGTTCGAGTTTGGCCGCGGCGCGCATGGCCGGTATCTGCACGTTGATCAACCACTCTCTCATGACCTTGTAGTCGAAGCGCCAGTACCCCAGTTTGTTGCCCAGCTTGATCCCCAGTAGAGCGGTAGCTGCAGCAGCGGTCATGTAGCGTTCTTCCTGGCTGGCGTTGATGTCCCTTTCGAACTCCTCCAGGATTTCCAGGAACTTCTTGCCGATCGCTTCGGTGTGCGGCAAGCAACGACACAGGAAGTCTTCGCCGATCCAGCCGTAATTCTGAACAAGCAATCTCTTGAATGCGTCGGCTTCAGCCTTGGTATGAATCGTGTTCTGATCCACCTTGATCTCGAACACGCGCATGATGCCGGCCTGACCGCCGGAGCTGTCGTTGTTGACCATCTGCACCAGCGACTTGTTGCTGGTGCAGATAGTCAGGTTGGATTTGCGCCCGCCGCGAGGATGACGAAAGCTGCGATCGGACCTCAGGCCCTTCCATGTCCCAGGCTGAGTCGCCGCAAGAGCGATCTCGTGCGCTGTCTCGGGATCGAACCTTGTGATCTCATCGCACATAAAAGGTAGGTTACGATGCAGCATGCTGTATTCGAAACGCCCCTTGTCGGTGCCAGTCGAACGCAAACCGCTGATGGGGTAAAGCTCCGGATGTCCCCAGATGCTGGCAGCAGTATAGAGACCCGTGCTCTTTGACGCGCCAGTCTCTCCAAACAGACAAATCAGCATGCCGTATAAACCGGAGAACCTGAAGAACGGAGTCGCCAAGGATGCGCCAAGGGCAAACTGCTGGGCCATGTACGCTGGATGGTCGTAGAAACCCATGAGCGCAGTCTGCTGAGCCAACGTGCCCATGCGGCCCATGCAATCGAGTTGTGTATTCTGTGTCATCACACAGGGAACAACCGAACCATCCGCGACTGAGATTTTCCGGCCGTACAGAATGAACCATTCCGGGGTTCCGAACTCTACCGGCTTCTCGATCTCGGTTGATTCCTGTTTGGGTACTTTCCACCCAAGCCAGTCAAACTGTTCAAGATCATCCACATGCCTTCGCAGTTCTTTGAGATACGCCGGCAGGAACGCCTGCATTGCCTTGAAGTGTTTCGGCGAGATGATGACGTCCTTGTTGCGAAGCGCCGCCCCAAGGCTTTGTATATTTAGATCGTCGTTCATGATCTCAACTATCCTCCAGCCATTGCGTGGAGACTTGACATACCAGCGCGAGAGGCAGCTCTCATTGGAGGTTGCGGTGACCCACTGTATGGGGAACATCGGGCAGTCACAAATCAGGCCCTTCTTTTTCTCCGTGATCCCGTAGGTCATGTCCAGTTTGTAGGGCGTCGGTGGGAGACATGGTGGCGTTGGGTCCGCTCCATTCGTAGAGGCCATGAACGCAGGCCCAGGCGCGGGCTGGTGCGTTTGCTGGTAAACCAGGTTGGCAATCAGGAGCGGGTTCTTCGCCAAGTCTTTGTGCGGGCAGCGCGCGCAGATCGCGGGGTCGCCGCTGTTGTGGTCGATCTTCTCGCAGCCGGGCGGCGGCAGGACCCAGGCGTCCAGCTTGGCTTGAGTCTCCGCCTCAGTGTACTTGGGATAGCCGCTCGACCACTCGTGGGCCTTCTCCTCGCCGTCGTCGCAATGCTTGATGGTGCCGATGCCGGCGTGCCACTGCGGCTCTGACACGTTTCCCTGGCTGTCCCGGAAGTTCCGCATGTGCTCGCAGACATCGGCGACCTCGTCGGCCGGCGGGCGGCGCCCATCCCAGGCAACGGAGAGCGTGTCAATCCCCTTTATATTACCCGATATGCAGCGAACCGCTTCAGTGCGGACGTAGTCGACGGTCAAAATGTTGAGCTGATCCAAGAACTTATTGGTAGAAAGCGACTCAAACAGGACCTCTACTTTGCGGGGATTGCTGGAGTCTTTGTAGTTAAACGTGCCGGGGACGCGCAGCACGCTGCTCTGGTCCGTGGTGCGGGAGGGGTCGACATGCAGCTCGTGCTGCTGGGCCAGCCAGAAGAGTCTGGCAGCTGGTTCTTTCCAAGCCAGAGACTCGATCGGCGTGTCAATTATCCAGTAGACATGTATACCGTATCCTGAGTTTACGATGATCGGGGATGGCAGGCCGGTCTCGAACAGGAACTTCTCCAGCGCATCGAAGATGTCCTGCACGGTGGCGTAGTGATCCTTTGGACCCCCGGTGTCGATGTCGAAGAAAAAGACGCAGGCTTCCTTCATGTTCGCGTGCGTCCGGAATGTCTGGAATTTCCCGGTGCTCGGATTCTCTTCGCGTATGACCTTCAGCGTATGCGCCGCAAAATATAAATCCTTCGATTGTTTCTTTGTCAGGACATAAGCGATCACATCGTCGAGGGTGTCGCACCCTCGATGCGCCATGACCGTTTCGCCATCGGGCTTCACCCACGGGGTGGCAATGCAGTAGGGGCCGTGCTGCGGCCATACCATGCTCAGGAATTTGCGCGTGTTCATGAGCCCTGCTCCTGCTCCTGCAACATCGCTTTGAAAAGAATAAGATATACGATGAGGTCGTCACACCGACCTTTGAGACTCTCCATACGCGAGCGGTTCTTACCGGCGTGGACATCGGCGCAGTACTGCGTGATGGCATCCCAGTGCTTGCCGGCGTAGACCGCCCAGATGATTTCCTTCGGCAGATTCAGGCGCGCGCCGTTGCGCTTGAAGTTCTCCAGGCGATCGTGGTCGCCAGCGTATTCCCCGCCCTTTTTCTTGCCAAGCTCGTTGATGGTCTCCCAGGTTTCAGCGACGATCTTGTCATAAGTGGTGTGGTCAATCATGATGTCGGTACCCTTCGTTTTTCAGAGGGATAGAGGGTACAACACCCCCCGCTCGTGGCTAGAGCGGAGGGTGTTGATAGTGTGAAAAACGCAGTGACTAAAGGCGAGCAGGAACTCAGTCGTCGTCCCAATCCTTGAGGATGGTATCGAGGGGCGGCGATCCCGTGGTAGCGGGAGCAGAGGCAGGAGCCCGCTTTGCGACGGGCTCATCCTCATCGTCATCATCCAGTACCGCAGTCTTGCGCGCCGCGGCGGCAGCCGCAGCCGCTTCGGCCTTCTTCTGGGCCTTGCCCTTCCCGTTCGTAGGTGCAGCTGCAGCGGGAGCTGCTGCTGGTGCAGGCTTAGGCGCAGCAGCCTTCTTAGGAGCTGCAGGCGGCGCAATCTCCAACGGAGATTCGTCCTCGTCAGTCTCTTCCTCGTCCGCTTCGGTGATGCCCGGCGGACGTGTACCGGCGAAGCCGGTGAAGTCAGTCTTGAGCAGATCATCGAGACTGGGCGACTCGGCGATCTCCGCACACGTTGCCATCTCCTCCTCGCTCAGCCAGCGGCCGGGCGAGAACCACAGCTTCGGGTACGACTTGGTATTGTCAAACCTGATCTTGGTGGTCAGCGAGTAGGTAAACGGCACCTGCTTCGACTTGAGGAAGTTGAGATAGTTCGTGAATGCGAACATCCCCTTGGCTTGTGCTTCCTTGTTGAGACCGTCGAAGTCACTGGTCTGTGGAATCTTGAGACGCAGCACCGGCGCCGCAGTGAGGTCGCGGCTCTTCGGCACGATTGCAAGGTTGCGGTGCACGGCGCACGCCGCAGCAGGCTTGCCCTGATCGGTCTGCCGCGAGCCCTTGATCGACTGCGGGCAGACGTTGCACTTCTCCGACTGCCGCTCGGACGAGTTCGGGCTCGACGTGACCCCGTCGTTCGACCAGCAGACCGGCGCGTTCTCCGCGTTCGGATCATAGGCGCGCCCGCCGTAGTACGCACGCCCACGGTTCTCGTTGTAGGCGATGATGATGGCATCGAAAGTCTGGATCAGTTCTTCTTCGCCATCTGCATTGGTGCGCATCAGCGGCTTCTTGCTGCCGTCGATGATCACCGTCCAGACCTTGCCGGGGAAGGTCAGAGCGTTGACCTGACTCCGGGTTACGATGTTGCTGGTCCCGGCCTCCTGCGCGGCCTTGACGTGTGCCGGCGTTTGGTTCGGGTCGAAGATTGCTAGCGGATTGTTGTTAGCCATTTCAATGTATCCTTAGTTTGCGTTCCAAGGTCAGTCGGGGTCCTGGGACGGAACACACCCAGGACCCGGTGTTACACCATGTAACACTTATTTGCGGAGAACTTTGGCGATGTACTCTTTCACCACGGTGATCCCGGGCGGGAGTTCGTCCTTGTTATCCTCCATGAATTGCGTGATGAAGGATTTCTTGACGCGACGTTCGAGCGCATCGAACGCCTCGTTCTCGGCGATCCAGGCATAGAACGCATTCCAGTCTTCGCAACTGGGTTTGACATCGAGAGAACGATATATCGTTCCGTGCTTTGTGCGCGCGCTCTCGATACCCAAGTCCCGCAGCGTCTCCAGGAAGAAGCCCTCAATAGTATCGATCTGATCCTTCAGCTTGAGGTCTTCGGCCTCCCACGCTTTCTTCAATTCGGACCGCTTATCCCTGATCTTGACATAGGTTGCAGCGGCCTTGTCGAGCTTCACCTCTTGCTCAGTCATCGGCTTTCCTTTCAGTAAGATTTTCAGTTGGTCAGTCATTGGATAACCCTCTCGTACAGTTTCAGTATACTCTCCTGGTTAAGTGCCCGGCCATCGAGCAAGTTGTAGATGTCCTGCTCGAATGGACAGGCGGCGATACGAACGATGGTCATCTTACGGGTCTGCCCCGTACGATTAAATCGTTCGATTACTTGCGCGTATTCGTCGTGCGAATAGATCGGCGCATAGAAGATGGTCGTGTCGGCTTCTGTCAGATTGAGTCCATGAGCCATCACCTTGGGGTGGCATAGCAGCACGCGCGGGTCGGGCCCCGATTTGAAAGCACGAATGATCCGATTGCGTGCGCCGATGCTAACATCGCCGTTCATCACCGCAAGGCTAAAATGCTTCGCGAGTTCAGTCTCCAGTGCACGGGTGATTCCCTTGAACGGAACGATCACAATCACCTTGGCCGAAGCCTCATTGATTGTATCGATCAATTCGTTGAGCCGGGCCGAGTGGTCAATGGTCTCGTACGTATCATCCCCGTTCTTCACTGCCCCGCAGCAGATTTGCCGGAGCTTGATAAGCGCATCTGCGGCGTTGACCGCGGTGATCCTCGTGGTCTTGGCTTGCAGGATCATGTAATCCCGCATGAGGTTGTATGCTTTCTCCTGCTCCGCCGTGAGCTTCGTGCGCCGGTTGGCAACAGTCAGCGGTGGCAGGCTGATGCAATCCTTCTTCTTGATGCGCCATGCCGGCTGCAGCGCATCGAACACGATCTGTTCGTGGCCGTTCACCGGGCGCCACTTGTACTGACCCACCTGCCGCATGGTCATGCGCTGGAACGTGCCGAAGAACTTGGGCACTCGCGCCGGACAGACCAGCCGCGCGAGCGCCCATGCGTCCGTTGGTGCATTAGGACAAGGAGTACCGGTCAGCAGCCATACCCGCTTCTTGTTCTCGGTAGCCCACGCAAAATACTTGTACGAAATGTTGCGGCTGTTGCGAAAGAAGCTCGCCTCGTCGAGGATGATGAGGTCGATGTCTTTTCGTTTGCGTACCAGCTTGGCGATCTCCTGGTCTCTGATCATGTCATGGTTGGCAATGTAGAAGTCCACGTCCATGCCGAAAGCATTAAGCCGGTACTCACGATCGCCATGAGTGACCACGCTCGACCGATGCATCAAGACATCGAAGATGTCTTGCTGCCACACAGTCTCCAGAATGGACAGCGGTGAAAGGATAAGCGCTCTCCTTACTATGCCGACTGACATGAGATAGTCCGCGGCCCACAGCGCCGAGAAGCTCTTGCCGACTCCCATCTCCGAGAGATTGAGACACTTGAGATTACGGACGTGGAAGTCCGTCATCGGTCGCTGATGTACGAACGGCGTGTACTTGCCCGGCCAGTTGTACTGATACTCGACAGGAGACGGCACGTCCTTGAACCCAAGCTCATTGAGTTTAAGCGTGGTCTCCAACGTGTGCTTGATTTGAACGTTGCCTTCGGCAGCGTTGATCAGGCGACTCTGTCTGGGAAAAAATGTGAGCACACGCGACGGATCGCGTAGCTTGAGCACGACGCTCTTGGTTGGTTGGTGTATCAACATGTTCAGTCACTCTCTACTTATAAGTGTATCATCTTATTAGGTATTTGTCAAGTTTTGCTGCCACTTCATCAGCTGGTGATGATGACTAGGTTTTACGATCTCTAAATCAAACATGAGTGTGGTGCGTAATACCTCGACATTGGTTTCGTCCACCAAGAAAGCATAGTGCCCGGCGTCGTGAATCATTTTGAGAAACTCAAGTTGTAGCTGCGTTGGTACGTCGTCGTACTTGGTCTCGATTGCCATGAATAGCGCGGGCTTCTTCACGGCAAGGAAGTCACTCACACCGACCCGACCAAACATACCGGAATTCGGCATCCAGCATTTCCACCCGGTGTCCTTAAGAATTAGTTTAACTTGTTTCTTGACCCACCACTCACTCTGGTCAGCGGTCTTTGGTTTCCTCATCGCTTCGGTCTCCAGTACTTGCAGCCAATCACAGGACACCACCCGTTGCAGAGTCCGGATTGGCGCAGCTGCCAGGTGTCAGTTCTAAAAGCTTCACGGTACTGACGCAGATCGCCAGTGAGTTCGCCCCATAGCGCGGGCACCTGTTCGCGGCTCCACCGCTTGACGGACGTGGTGCGATCCTTGGTCCAGTAGAACATGACGTCGATCGTGTCGAAGTAACCGAACTCCTGGAATGCCCACAGTGCATAGATGACCAGCTGGTTGAACTTGTTGTATGGCTTGCCGGTCTTGTAGTCCACGATCCACCCGTGGCGCTCGCGTGCATCGATCTTCAGGTAGTCGATGATCATCCGGCACCACACGTTCTTGTCGCCCCATTCGCAAGTCTCCAGGTTCTTCGCCAGCGCCGCCTTGTGCTCGATGTACGCATTGCCGGATTGCGCAGCCAGGACCTGCATGAACGGTTCGTGAGTCGCTAAGTCAGGCGGCAGCTTCACACGCTTCGGTCTCTGCCTATCGGCGAACGCCTCATGTACGTACTTGCCATACACCTGCTCCTTACTATCCTCCTCAGGTGGCAGGTCCTTGAGCACATAGCGATGGTGGTACTGCTCCGGGCAGTTCTTGAAAGTATCCAGCGCGCTTGGTGACCAAGGGAGTGGTTTCATGTGCGTAGTCCTGTTAAGTCGGATGGTTGCCGTCTGGTCTTGACTGGGCCGTTGTCGAACAAGGTGGTCTCCTTGCCCCAGCTGGTCCAACCCGGGCGAGTGTTGCGACTGAACAATTCGAGATAGGGTCCAGCATAAAGTCGTTCGATATACTCGTAGGCAATCTCCGGCTTGCGAGAATGTTCGCGGCGCGGCGCAATGATCAACTCCGGGACATCATGAGCCAGCACTTTTGGTTTGCCGCGAACCGCAAGCAGGCAACGCTCCGGGTTGGCACGAGTAGAGTACCCGTTGCCGATCGGGAAACGCTTGCCGTCCTTGGTGGTCTTGACATAGGTGAAGATGGTGCCCTTCTCGACGAAGCCCCAGCTGTCCAGCAGATCGGCGATGACGCGCGACGGCAGCCAGCGTGTGACCCACAGCAGCAACGCACAATCCCTAGCAGTGAAGGTATCCAGCGTCCTGCGTAGCGCATGCAGCTGTACGAGACTCAGCGTGTCGTAATGCGAGACCGCGCTGCGGCCGGTGCCCTTGGCCGAGAACGTTTTGAACGACCACGGCGGGTCCGCATAGATGACGCTGAAGCGGCCGAGTTCTCTCATGTGAGCTTGATCCCAAGTTTGCGGACGATCTGGTTGGCGCGGATTGCCTGGTTCTCGGCATCAGCAAGCGCAGTATGCAGCGTGCCCAGATACTGTCCCTCCTCAATGGTCAACATGCTGCGCAACGTGCGGAAGCAGCGATCATGCCTAAAGCTCCAGGGCGTATCACGTGAAGCTATCTCGTACGCCTGTCTCAGGAGTACGTTGTCGAAGCCGGCGCCGTTGCCCCAGATACGCACGTTGGTGATCTGGAGACCTTGCACGATGATCTGGGGCAGTTCGTGAAGCCAGCCACTGAACCCGTCCAGCGCCACGAGCGTCGTGACCTTGGGCATGTGCCACCACTCTCTACGTGCTTCGTCGCGCTCTCTGTCCATCCACCACATCAGGGTCTCGGCATCGACGCGCAGCCCGGTATTAGTCGGGGCGATCGCAACCTCGAACCGATCTGTGATGATCTTGTCTTGCTGTTCAGTGTAGGGATTGAACACACAAGCCCCGATCGAAATGATGGTGGAATAGGGAGAGGTCCCCCAGGTCTCCAGATCAAGCATTACATGATGTAACATTTTATTTTCCCTTGTTGATGCAATGAAGGTAGAAGCCAACGCGAACAGCCGTCGTCACGTCATAGATCAAGCGTTCGAGATTGTCCGGGTCCATGCCCTTTCTTCCCAGTATGATGCCAACTGCGGCAGTGACGACGCCAACAGTTTCGTTTCGCGAGTAGATAGCCCGATCAAGAAACTCCACCATCTTGGCGATGCGCGGATCGAGCCCCGTATCTCGTCCGTTAGCCTTACCTGTTTCCAGCATCTCTTTCAGGTAGTCGGGGTTAGGTAACGTGACCATCTTGCTGCTCATCTTTCTGGACGTATTGATAACCTAATTCCTTGAGCCTGGGCTTGTCGTACGGTTCGTCGAACACTCCGCCAGTCTCACCCCTAAGGGTTAACAAATTCTTGTCGCGATCGATCTTGATGATCTCGAACTTTCTTTTTGTTCGTGTGTTAACTAAGTAGCCAGTCATGGTGGTCACTCCATTTTGGTATGTCGCACTGGATATTAAGCTTTGCCAAAGCATCATCGGCCTTCTATGGCATTGTGTTTGTGTGCTCTTTATCCAGCTGTTTGTGGTTACACAACAACCGAGGTTGCAAAGCTCCCGCATCAATGGACCAATAGCGCGCTTCTCATGAGTGCGAGCATTAGGATGTCGTGATCGACATAGGCGGACTATATCGTCAGTTATAAAATAGGGTTTACGCTTAGCTATAATCTTGCCGCACTCCAGCATGCATTGCCACCAATGAGCATTAGCCGCTTCTTGCGCTTGGTCCATACCTGCACGTTTGCCTCGTTCTCCACCGTCTTTACTCATGATTGTTTGTCTCCTGTTTGTTAGTCACTTGAACTCGAACGGCTTCAGGTCGCCCCATGAAGGCCCCACCTTGACATCCCACGGAAGAGGGATCGGCGGCTTGAACCTCCACGTAGCTTCGTACGGAAGGTTATCCAGGATGTCCTTGATGTGGCGTGCAGCGTCCGGCACCTTCGGTGTCGGCACATAGAAGTACAATCCATCGTGCAGGTCCCACGCAAAGCGCGCGCCGATCCCGTTGACATATTCGCGCACACATCGCAGGGCGAGATACTTCTGCTCGGCGCCCGTGCCTTGCACAGGATAGTTGATAGCTGTGCCCTCCATCTGCCAACTCATGTTGCCGCCCCACTGACCGACAACGCGAACACGCCGTCCTGCAATAGTCTCCACGTACCCCTTGCTTTGTGCTGACTGGATTTGACGGGCCCAGTATCTCGGAACTTCCGTGTAAGTGTTCAGGTAAATTTTATGGATGCGCTGCGCCTCTTCGAGTGAGATCGAGATGCCGTGGTCAACCACAGCAACTTGATGAAGTTTTTTATATCCGACACGATACTGGCACGACAGGTTCAGCACCTTGCCGCATTGGCGCAAGTGAGCTTCCCGTGAACCGGAATTTTTAGCGTTGGTCTTGATCTGATCATACGAATAATGCGAGTCAATTCGCGAAGCCATGAAGGCATGTGGGTCCCGGCTCTGACCATAGACATCGGTTTGACATAGCGTGAGCATGGTCTTGTCCCCCGACACGATCGCCATCCAGCGATACTCCTGACCGGCGGCGTCGAACTCCATCAGCGTGAACCCTGGCGGTGGCACGATGATCCGGCGGAACAGCGGATCGCGTTTCATTTGATGCAAGGCGAAGCCTGTCTGCCGCTCGCCTTTGTTCTTGCCTTGCTTGGAAGAGAACGTCATGCGTCCGCTGTAGGTGCCGAACACCCGGGCCTGAGGATGCGCACGTCGATCTCCGTTGTAGGCACAAGCCATGAGTGGCGCCACTGCGAACTTGGTATTGTTGTTTAGTGCCTCTCTGTACTCTTTGATCTCGCGTACACGCTTGTCGCGCAGCGCCAGCTTGTACAGTACCGCCTTGTCGGTCGAGCGCGCACCGGTGGCAGTGAAGTTGAACACAGGTAAATCCCACTGATCGTAGAGCACGCTACCGAGTTGCTTCGGCGAGCGCACAATCTTCTCGGTAATGCCGTGAGGCGCCAAGCTGGCGAGCTTGGCGGCAGCCGTTCGCTTGAGGCACGCGGAAAGATTGCGGGCCTCGACTGTGTCCACGAGCATCCCCTCCAAGTTGGCACGAGCGATCATCTTGAACGACGCAGCCTCGATGATCGCCACGGTTTGTTGAGACGGACTCAAGCTACCCCAGAATTTCTTGGCTAGCCGGAGAGTGAAGAAACAATCTTTAATATTGTACTCGTGTAATTTTTGAAGTTCGGCCGGATCGGTGCCGTGGTAGTCGACGTCGGCTTCGTAGCCAGCATGCTTCGGAAAGAAGATGGGCACAGCTGCCTTGAGGCTGTAACTCCGCCCTTGTTTGTGATCGTACTCCGGCTCGATATCCAGATGACGCCACAGCAGCATCGCATCAAGAAAGCGAACCTGATCGAGGAGCTTATAGATCGTCGGTTTCCGCTCCGCGTATGCATAGAGCCACGCTAGATCGAAGAGCACGTTCCACCCCACCAGGATGTGCCCGGTCTCGACGGCCCACGTCAGCATCTCGCGGATGTTTTCTATTCTCGGGTGGAGCTTGCCAGCATGCTGGGTCTCACCGTCCTGGCGCCACACCCAAGCGAGTGACGTGAGCCACGCCTTGCCTTGGCGAAGTCGCCAAGGCTGCAGCGCGTACTCCGGCAACTCGCCGCTCGTCTCGACGTCGAAAGCTGCGATCTTCATGTGAGTCACCCTAGAAAAGGAACGGACTTCTGGTCGATGCAATCACACTCTTGGTAGATCGCCTGCCGTATCTCAGACAACATCCTATCAACTGTTCGCCTTGGAAAATGTGCGGCCAGTTCACGCCACCTGCGATCACGCAGCATGTTGATGATTGCAACCTTGGTAACGAACCCAGTCGGATCAGGTTTCTCCATAGTCATCTGCGAATAGACAATGAGCCATTGCCTGAATTCTTTGTAGCCGGTTTCGGCGAATGCTTGCTTGGCACGTTCACGATTGACAACAGGGATAGACCACGGCGTGATCTTGTCTGCCTTCCAGGTGTCATCGCGCGGTCGGAACGTAGTCTGGTCCAGTACCTTGTAGGTACGCCCATCAACCGTGACGGTGAAGTACTCGCTCCACTTCGACACGATCAGTTCAGTGGGCGTGCAGTGATTGGCGAACGCGACCGTCGACTTCGTAGGATACACACAAATGGTGACCGAACTATCCTTGTGCCAAGTCACGATGGGGCGACCGTACAGCCGCAGAATAATATCTTCTG